CAGGAGCGATGTAGCGTCGGATCTCAAATTCCCCTGATCCATCACCTTCTGGGGATTCCAGAAGTCCGGTGAAGCCGAGAATTTGAGCGGTGTGGTCCTCAGTTTCCATCGTTTGCCATCCCTGTTTGAGAGTGGAGGTACGCAAAACAGCTTGCGGGCCGGGATGGAGGCCAATTCGATTATCCAACACTCGTCGTTCCGCGACCTAAGTCCCGACTAATAATCTCTAAGGATGTCCGGGTGTTGTGCGGTTCGGCTGAGAGCCAGAAATAAGAAATCCGACGCTCATTTCTGAGGCCGGATCGTGAACGCAGCTATGGCGTCCGAAGAAACGGATAATTTAATTCGCAAGCGGCTGCAATAGAAAAAGATGGTCGTCAATCATTATTTTTAATTTGATATAGAATTGTGCTTTTTGAGTCACACACTACATTCCGAACCGTGCTGCGTAAAATCCCGTTCATCCCGCCTATGGCTCCGACGCTGGCGAAGACGCCACCGGCCGGACCGGAGTGGCTGCACGAGGTCAAGTTCGACGGCTGGCGTGTCCAGCTTCACGTCGAGAATGGCGCCTATACCCTCTATTCAAAGAACGGCACAGACTACACACGGCGGTTCAATGGCTTGCGCGATGTGATCTCGAATATCCGCGTCAAGTCGGCGATCATTGATTGCGAGCTCGTGGCCTGCGATGAGAAGGGAATGCCGTGCTTCCGAACTCTGATGCAGCTTGGGAACCGGGCAACGCTGTGCCTCGTGGCCTTCGACCTTCTGCACTTGGATGGCGTCCGGCTGATGCCGATCGCGATCGAGCAACGCAAAGACATGCTCCGAACACTCGTCGATCTGGTCGCCAGCCGGCAGTTTCAGTTCTCGGATACCTTCGACGATCCGATCAAGCTTCTGGACGCATGTTCCAAGCACGGGCTTGAAGGCATCGTCTCGAAACGGAAAGGCTCGGGCTATCGATCCGGACCGACGAAAGAATGGCTGAAGATCAAGACTGCGGCTTGGCGGCTGGAGAACCGGAATCGGTGGGAGATGTTTCAGAAGCAGTAGCGCTTTATCATCCGCTCACAATTTAACTTCAGGCGTTAGTTCGCTCAGTTTCACAGCGATCGCCTGTCGTAATGGGCTTTACTGCCAGACATCAATGGAACATTGCGGCTTGTGTCCATCTTGCGAGGGGCGACGCCTAGCATCAGCGCAATGCGGTCAACTTGGGATTCGAGTTCTTCTTGTGGGTCCATGTCCGTCACCGCTTTATCCTCTGATTCTCGCTAGAACTTATCAGAGTTGTCTGCCAATACCGCGAAGATAAAGGCCGCCAACCAAACAAATGGAAGCGGGCCGAACCATCCTAACGCCGATGGTGAATGTGATGATGTGATCCACACGCCACCAAAAACCAAGCCCAGTATTGATGCCGCCGCGGTGCTCAAAATTAGCGCCCGCCTGAATCTCCAAGTCACCGCTTTATCCTCTTCCGCCATTCCCGTTCGATCTCTCGCGTTACTTCAACCTTTGTCGACCCGCACTTTGAGCACCTGAACTTCTTCTGCTTCAATTCCGCGAACGTCATCTCAGGATCAAAGCGCTTCAGGTTCAGAACTCGGAAATTCCAGCACCCTTCAGCCTTGCAGGTAACAGTGATCCACCTGTCTGCTGCGATGTAGTGGGCTAGCTTCCCAAACTTTTCGAACGCGTAGGGCACTCAGGTGCTCACTCAGGGCGGCTGTCATGGCCGCCTTTTTCTTGCTCAAGCACAGGTGGCGATATTGGCGTTCGGTCGAACTTGTCTTCCGCCCACGCATAAAGCAGTCCCGCTATTGCACACCAGATAAATGCGAGTGCCAACCACATCATGCTGCCTCCAAATCTGCAATGTCGATATCGCAGTTTCGAATGTATTCGTTATGCGCTTTCATGGTCTCTGAAGCCTTGCTGCTGCTTTTGGACTTATAGCACGAACACGTTTCGACGTGACCCACTTTCGTTTTTGAGATGCGTCTTTAGCTCTGCGCCAGGTTTTGATCTTGTCGCCTTTTTGAGAGAAGGCACCGAATTGTTTTGATGTCAGGAATATCGGCATGACGCCATCTCGTCTTGAATCTGATCGAAGGCCAAGCGGAATAATTCTCTCTCATCGAGCGGCAAGCTAGCGAACGCTGCGGCTACAGACAGGATCATGTCTGCGTGACCTATTGAAAATTCCTCTTTGAGAAGATCGAGAGCCATCAAAACCCGAGCTGCATTCTGCGCAAGATCTGCGCGCTTCCAAGTCCTCGCGGCTGATTTCATCCCCTAGCCTCCACAGAGACACGCGCACATGATACCGCTATCATTAGAAGCGCGTGCGCTGACCATCCGATAATGAATCCGCAAAGTAGAATTGTGATCCACATCACTTCGCCCTCTCTATTCCAACTCTGACGGGAACGTGCTCGCTGACGTATGTCCCGATTTCCAACACAGCCCAAAGGAACCAAAACCCAACAAGGAACATGAAAGCCCAGAAGGCGAGTTCTCGTTTCCAAGTCATGCGGCTTCTTCCTCTTTTGGCGCGTGCATAGGAATGCCAGCCTCGGTCAAGACGGCAATAAGCTCAGAGAGGTCGTTGACCGCCCATCGTTCTGTTTTGATGATCCAGTAGGGTCCACCGCCGCCGTCCTCCTATTCAACGACTATATCTTGCGGATCACTGCTCCAGCAGTCCCCGTCTTGGCTGAAATTTTTCGACCAAGTTTCGAGCTTGAAATTCGGCATCACGCACTCCGCCTATGCGCTTCCGCCTGCACAATCTGAAACCCCGCTTCTCTCGCGGCTTCCATTTCCTCTGCATCATCTAGGCGCGGAGCAAACTTTCCTGCTCTAATCCCCTCAAGCCTCAGCATTCTGATCGCGAGCGTGTAGCACTTCGCTCCATTCTCAGCGGCGTCATAGCCGTCATCCTCACTGGTCAATGCAGTTCCCTCCGTCGTTTCATCTCCTGAAATTCTTCCCACATGAGGTCAAATTCATCTCGGGTAACGTCTGGTCTGAAATGCCGGCAAATGTCCCACCATTCGTCTGCAGAGAGTTCGTCTAAGCGAGTGTCATTCATGAAAGCTTTCCGACAAGATGAGATGCTTCACCTTTTCCAGTAACCACAACGCATCGCATCCATCCGGAACGGACGTTTCGAAATACAAAGAACCGTCTTGACGTGTCCCGATAATCATCGCGCCGGATAAGTCTGACTTGATCGCGCGCTCGATGATTTGGTCCGTTGTGAGATCAACTGAGGCCGAGTGGCTTCCGAGATAAGCAATATCGGTCATGCCCTGCTCTCCAAAAGGCGTTCTGACTCATCGATGCGCCGAACTCGAATTGGACATTTTGCGTAAAGCAGCACGAGTTGACTCGCCAACGCCCAGATCGCTCCTGCCCCCGCTCCCCACCTGCGGTTCTTGTCCTGCACACTTGGAAACATTTGCGCGCCGAAGTCTTCCAAGCTGAATGCTGACCCGTCTGGCTTCGTCATCTCCCGAGATACGAGTGCCGACGCGGTAATAAGAAGCTCTGGCGCAAGCTGCGCTCTAACCCACTCATTTCGCGCGTGGCCATCTCGAACGTGTTGGGGTGCCATACCCAACCCACCCAGCCGATCGCCTCCTGACGGGCCTCCTGAGCGGTTTAAATCTACAATCTTGATGCGTTGAGCGTAGGTCGCGTCTTGAAAGAACCTTTCGAGCGCCGACCGCTGGGACATTTCGAACTTATCGCCGTGCTGTTCGACGACGTGGCGAATGCGATAACGCTTGACCGGGATCAGCTCGCCCTTGCCAACGATGTCCTTCGCCAATTGGCCATTGGCCTTGCGTTGCCACTCCGGCGTTGGGTCATTTGGGTTCGAAAGCTTAGGTTCCGGTTTGTAGGCCAGCGGGTTCCCGTTGAGTTCCATCCTCGCTCTGCGCTCGACCGGCGATAGATCCGGCTTCGGGATCCGATTATTGCGCAACAGTGCCGTGTGCTGGCGGCGCATTTCCGCAGTCGCAACGATCTGCATCTTGCCCTCTTTGCGGTAGGTCCAATTGCTCAGAGCTTTTTCGAGAGAGCTTCTGTCGCTCATGCCGCTCATATCCGATGGGTGATTTGCAATCGCCAGCCGAACTGCAAATTCAACCTTCGGCAATCTTTGCGATACCGTTCCGAGAACGTCATCGTTTGTGAACCAGGACGAAGAAAGAAGCTTCTCCACGGCGTGTGCAGAATTATGGTGGATCCGATGTGGGTCAGCCACCAACTCCTTTTGTATTTTTGCCTCTCGTCCATCATTGCACCCGTCCCGTTCCATTCATCTGCCCGAATATCTCATTCGCATACCGTTCCGATGGGAGCGGCGGTGGTGCGAACCTCGGTGCAATCGCTGAAACGCCGTCGTCATCTCCGTGCAGGAGATGTGGCTGCCGGGTGACGACCTGCTTCAGGTCTTCCAACTGCCTCACGATATCGTTCTGCCGTAATCTGGCTCTGGCGATCATCGTCTCGATCTGGTCGCTGATGTGAAGATCAGCCTCAAGCATTCTATGGTTCAATGCGATGAGCTTTGCGTCCAGAGCGTCGCGCTGTTCGTTTGATGCGTGCTCGATCTGCTTCATCAAGGATTCGATGAATTGGTTTTCGTCGTCGGTCATGCGTGCATTCCTCCATTCGCTAGCTTCGCCGAAAATCCTATCTTCCGGCGCGTCGGTTCGTCGTCGCTGGTCGGGCGAGCCACACGCATGCTTTCGAGACGATCAAGTGCCTTCTCGAAAGACTGACCGAGGCACTTAACAGCGATGATAAGTTCCTTGAGATGAGCCAGCGAGAAGCCCTCGGTTTGAGCTACCCAGGCGCGAAGTTCCGTACCCGTAAGGCTTGGCTCTTTTGCTTTGAGATACGCCTCGCGCGCCACAGCCGAGGGCATGCCGATGTATTGCACCGTGTCGAAGCGTGATGGCCGATCGCAGAAACGTCGATCCAACCGCTCAGGGTAGTTCGTCGTCGCCACGAAGCAGATACGGTCCACCTGCGCTTCGCCGTCGAGAAGTGCGAGATATTCGTGCTCTCCGTGACGCTGCACGAGCGCATCGACATCTTCCATAATCGCCACTATGGGCCTGTCCGGTTCGATCATCCGGAGCATCCGAAGGCATATTCCAGCCACGCCCGGATTATCCAAGAACAGGACGACGCCGTTGCTGTCCTTGACCAGCCGCTTGATCAAGAGGTTGACACATGAGGTCTTTCCCGATCCCGGTGGCCCCCAAAGAATAAACCCGCGCTTATGAAGAAAATCACGATCTTTGAAGGCCTGTCTGCGAGCCCAAAAATCATCAAATTCGGAAAGAATGGCTAGACCCGCGTCGTCCGGAAGTTCGAGCAACCCGTCCGTCAGGTGTTTCTGTTTTGTGAGAAGCGGATTTCCATAGGCATCGACTTCTGTGCGATAAAGCCCCGCCGGCAATTCATCATAGGTTTCCGCGGCACCTCGGAACACGTCGTTAGCCGCGGACCACCGCTTCATCGGCGGAAGATCTATCTGCGATCTTGGGCCGGGCGCCGTAGATGGTATACCTGGGTTCACGCCTGCTTGATCTCGCTCGACCATGTTCTTTCCTAGTTGGTCGTAAAAATTCGGGTCGCTCACGATTTCCCTCCCAAGAATGATATTGGCGCGAGACTCACGGGTTTCTTTGATCTGGATGCAAACAGAGCTTTTCGAGATGCACGCCGTTGAACTTCAGGCGTAACTTTCGGCAGGCTCCAATCCGGTTTTGTTTTTCGTGCTTGGTCCAAAAGTTCGACCGCGACGGCTTCATCAATTTCAAACAGCGTCGCGATTTGAAGGGTGTCTGAGCCTTCTCGGAATTTGGAGAGGACTTGGAAGGGGTGGGGTTTCATTCTGCGGCCTCCATAAGATCGAGGAGACCGCCACGGTCGCCCTTGATGCGCCTGTCAGCCATCGCGGCATAGGTCGGATTCAGTTCGATCAGGATCGCATCGCGTTGCAGACGATCGGCGACAAGGCCCGTGGTGCCGGCGCCGCCGAAGGGATCCAAGACGGTTCCGCCTACGGGGCACCCGGCCTTGATGCAGATTTCGGGGAGCTCGGGAGGGAACGTCGCGAAGTGGGCTTCGGCGTAGGGCGCGGTGGCGATTGTCCAGACGGAACGCTTGTTGCGAAGGCCGCCAACGTCGGTCCATTGTTCGTCATTCCCGCGCGCAGTGCCATCGCTGTTCTGATAGGATATGCGGGCGTCGCGCTTGAAGCCATTGCCGGACGGATGATCTGCGACGGCGTCCTCTTTGATCGCCTCGTGGTCGTACCAGTAACGCTCCGACTTCGTGAGCAGGAAGATGTATTCATGCGCCTTGGTCGGCCTATCGGTCACGCTCTCCGGCATCGGGTTGGGCTTGGACCAGATAATGTCTGAGCGAAGCCACCAGCCCGATGATTGGAGTGCAAAGGCGACGCGCCATGGCAACCCAACTAGATCTTTCGGCTTCAGCCCCGGAAATCTGTTTTTGGAACCCGTCAGCGTTGTTTTAGGGTGCGCCTGTATCTGACGCGCGGAGAGCATTGGGCCCCCCTCCAACGTTCCAGGCGTGTCACTTCCTCGAGATTGCGCCCCCCATGATCCAGCGTAGCAATCGCCTAAGTTCAGCCAAAGCGTCCCGTCGTTTCGGAGGACGCGGCGGATGTCTTCGAACACAGAAACGAGCGTGCTGACATAGGTGCCATATGTACTTTCAAGCCCGATCTGGCCTTCAACGCCATAGTCGCGGAGTCCCCAGTATGGCGGCGAGGTCACGACGCAATGCACGGACTCATCCGGCAGTTGCCGCAAGCCTTCCATCACGTCAGCGCGGATGATTCTAACCGTCACGCGTCATCTCCCAAAATATCGAACCCGATCCGGTTCTCAACGAAAGCATTCATGCCGCTGTCCATAATCAGTTCGACAAGCGTCGGCTTGCCCATCGTCTCGTGATCCTTGACCTTATCGACGTGGAGCAACGTCGGGCCGTCGATGTTGCGCCAGACGCACCAGCCCATGTCGGCTTTGTTGCCGTAGTGCGCCGTGTCAGCTCCGTCGTTGAGCGTCAGAAGGCCGGTCTTTTGCAGGCGTTTTTCCACGCCATCTTTCGGTGGGTGCGCCGCGACAATCATTAGCAACGAGTAATCATCTGCGAGCTGCTTAAGCCGCATGATGAACTTGCCCATGTAGTCGGTACGTGTTTCGCCGCGCGGGACCTGGTGGTCGATTTCGTTGACCGGATCGATCATCACGACTTCGATGCCGTAGACCTTCACTGCGTATTCGATGCGGTTTACGAGCCGATCGAGATCAAGGACCGTGTTGCGTTTGCGACGGAGGAATCGAAAAGCCTGGCGAATTTCCGCATCGGCCTTCGCCACGTCTTCATCCGACCAAGGCTTGACCGGAAAGCCCTTTGCGTTGTTGCCGCCGTTCTGCCGACCGATCAGGTGGCGGCGCAGATCTCGCTCAAATCTCGGTTTTACCTTTTCCTCAAAGGACGTGATGAGCGTGCGCCAGCCATGCAGGCGCCAAAGGTTCACCGCGAGCTGGCGAAGAACGACGCTCTTGCCCGAAGCATAGGGGCCAATCACCGGCATGAACGCCGGCCGCACCAAACGCAGCCCGTGTGCGTCAAGCTTGGGAAATCCGGTTTTGTAAGTCTTTTCCTCTCCTGGCTCTGGTATGTCATCGATTGTGCAGATTTCGTCCGTCCACATCGGTCGGGCGTTCTGCACCAGGTTGGCGAGGTCGGTTGGATCGGTGTCGAGAAAGTCTGCAGCGGCGGTAACGCCCTTGGGCCAACGCACCCACCGACAATTCGTGTCGCCAAGGCGAACCGCTAAATCGTCACGAAGCTGTTCCTCGCCGTCTGCGAAGGCCAAGATGAATTCGCTAAAATAGCCTAGCGTGTCGTCGATCTGGTATTCCGCGTGCTCTTGGCTGAACCGGTAAATGTCCTCGATTTTCTGAACGACACGGACCGAGCGGATCCCCGCTTCGTTGAGCGCCCTCTGGTCATGCTCGCTCGAGCAGAGTGCCAGTCGCATCTTCATCGTCGGACTTGTTTGCAGCATCATCGGCGTGCCCTCGCCGCCATCACGTCCCCGATGATCTCGATCATCAGCACGTCATTGGGTGTCGTATTCTCGCGCATGTAAGCGATGCGGTAGAGACGATCGATCGATTTTGGCTTCAGGACCATCGAAACCGGGTCCGCAAGAATGCAGGCAGCCGCGCTCTGGATGTCGCCGGCGTCTATGCAGCCGTTGAAGTAGGTCAGCGTGTTCATGTTGCCCACCTCGAAAGCTTCGGCTTTTTGGGGGCGAATCTGTTCTGACGCTCGCGAGCGGTTCTGACGAACCCGTAAAACGCCTTGACGTTTAGGGCGCGGACCTTTCCGTCCGCGTGGTCCGCCTTCAATTCCATGTACCCGTCAAGTACGGCGCGATCGCCGTAAGCTCTCACCGCCTCGGCCACCTGTTTGTGGGCCATCGTAAGATCTGGGCTGTAGGGGTTGAGCCATCGAGCCAGATCATCAACGATTTGCGACGTCGCGCCGTTTAATGAACCTATTTCAGGAAGAGATGCCCCGCCCGCGTTTGCCTGCGCAACGACAATTCCAGCGGGCCTATTATCTTCTTTTGTTTTCTTGTTCCCTTGTTCCTTTGTTTCCTTGTTATCTATATATTGTTGTTGCTCATTTGTTGTTTGATTGCTGTTTGTTTGTTGTTGTGTTTGTTGCTTATTTTCTCCGAAGCTCTGGAATTGTTCGTAATTACAAAGACTTATAACTGTTGCTGTTCGTCCTACGTGTTTGTTGCTTTTTGAAGCCCCTGGAACGAACCTCGAAATCATCATATCGGCTTCGAGCTTATCGAGCCAAATACGGACCGCCATAGGCGTCCAATTCCACCGCGCTGCAAGCCAGGAAACGGCGCCAACCATTTGGCCGCGCTTCACTTCCATCTTGCGACCGCCATTCTGGATAAAGCCGTCCTCGTATCGGCACTCCATAATCAAGTCGATGAAAGCGGCCATAGGCTGAACGGCACCACGGCTCGCATCCATAGGCTTTGCGAACAGGTGGATCCCGACGAGCGGATGCGAGCGAATAGACCGCGCAATTGCGACCCATCCATTGTCGGACGAGAAAGTCAGAGCGCCATTATGGCCGATCGCACTCATTTGACTTCGCCTCCCACATTTGGGGCTAGGCGAACGGTGCAAAGCGGAAATTCCCGCTTGTTAATTCTATAGGTTGTGGTATATCGCATTTTAGCATTCGCCCTTTTCGAATGTTGTTTCCGATCGACCGCTGCGAACGGTCTTTCGTCAAAATCTCAGGCCCGAGCTCGGCAAAAGCTCCAGCCAACAAAGTTTCAGACGCGCTCCTCCTGGTCCGAGGGGCGCGTCTGCTTTTTGGGGTATCGTAGCTTTGCGGAATAACGGGTCCTATAAGCCTCCTCTGCTGTTATAGATCTCGTAATGCCACGGGTTTTGAGGCCGTCTGTAATGGCCTTTAGCGTGACAATTGACCGGGTATTCCGGATGGTTCGGGCGATCGATCGCGGGAATGCCGACGCAGCCGAAAACCGGTCAAAACTCCCGCAATTGGGCCGTGAAACAGTCCTCGTGATGACGGTCATCGCGCCTTCTCCTCGATCAGAAGGGCAATGGCGCAATTGACCGTCCAGATCGCCCCGAGGATCAGGAAGTATTCTGCGGCTTCAGGATTGAACCGGCTGAACGCCAGCGCCAGAACCGAGCTCGCAACCATCCAGAAAATGCGTCGTTTGGGTGCCATTAGGCGGCCCTCCGTTGCGCTTCCGGAAGAACTCGGTAGACGGTCGGTGAATGGTATTTGCCGTTGACGACCTTAGGCGCCAATCGGTGTCTCGTTACTCCATAACGAGTTATGTTGTTGACGAGACTACGTTTCTTTTTTGCTTTTATGCCGCGCAGTGCGCAGAATATGAGATATCTATCCCACAATTCGTCGACATCTATTTTCCCATAGTGGTTCCATTCTCTCAACCACAGGACAAATGGCCAAAAGCCAGATTGACTTGTTTTGTCGTTAAGCTCGACCGGATCGTGGGCCCTTGGCCTTCTATTCTGGAGCTGCTGCTTTCGCGTCGCCCAACGACAGTTTCCAGGTTCGTAGTTCCCTTCATTATCTATGCGATCGAGTGTCATGCCATTAGGACGCTCGCCCACGTCTGCCAGAAAATTGGTGAACTCTCTCCAGCGCCAGCAATAACGGATGCCGCGACCACCATAGTCTGGGAACGATTTATTCCTGGGATTGTCGCACCTCTGCTTCATTCCACACCAACTTTTCCATGTCGGCGAGTTTACTAAGCCATGCTTCCATGCGTGCTTATTTCCCTTCATGCGGCTCTCCTCGAGCGTCGCGCCGCGCGCATTTCGAAATAGACGACCCTATGCCTCTGGCCGTCAGAATCCTTGCTATCGCTGATAAAGCGCCGGCAGCCGTTTGTGGTCAGAAGCTGGCTCAGTCTTTTTTTGCTGATTGGTGGCAGGAATGAATGTTCGGCACGCATCGCCTTGTAGTCGCGCAGCAGATCGTCCAGCGACGAAGCGTGCTCGACCCCAAGTTCCAGCCATTCCTCAATGAAAAACTCAATGGCAGGCATGTCGGGGATGCGTGCCATTGCGAGGACATCTATGGAGTAGACCTTGGCAGGTATGCCGGGCATGTGTGCCAAGGCGCGGTCATCTATGACAGATGCCAGAGGAGCCCCCGAACGCGGGGAGCCGATCGGTGGTGTTCCGTCAGGCGGGCTCAGGTTCTCGACTGGCAATAGAGGCGGCAGCCGCGGCTCGTACGCACGATCCCCCCGGATCGAACCCTTTGGAGCCAAGGGGAGCAACGCGACTGCCGATAGGAATGCTAGTTTCGCCAGCATCTATTCGACCCCCAGAATGAGTTGTTCTGCTTTAGGAGTCGGTGCCTCAACGAACATATCTGGCTGGGCGTATGCCTGCTCTATACGGCGGCAGGCTATGTCGAAGTAGGACTGCTCGCGCTCTATGCCGATGAACTTGCGGCCCAGCTTGACTGCTGCCACTCCGGTTGTCCCTGATCCCATGAAAGGGTCAAGGATCGTCCTATTTGGTTCGGGAACGTGCTCGATGCACCATTTCATCACATCAACGGGCTTTTGGGTGGGATGCTCGCGCTGAACCTCGCGTTCCCGGCGCATGCAGCCGTTCCATAGGAATCGGATTCGACGAACAGCTTTCGGCAAATTTGTCCAAGCGAGTTCGCAGTCCGCAAAGTCGCTGTCGCCGTTGAGTTTATCCCAAACGAGCCAACATGACGTAGGCGGCAAAGCGTAGTAGTTGCCGCCAAACACGATTTGCCAACGCGCTGCCTTGAGGATCAGTCCGACCAACTCGTCAGAAATCGGCTCGTCGTCCCAATCTTGCGCCCCGTAGTCAATCGCGGAAAGTGGCTCGCGCGATTGACTACGGGGCGCATTGATAGGCTTCCCGCGCGAAAGAAAGTTTTTACCCGCCTCACCGATCCCATAAGGTGGGTCTGTCACGACGGCATCCACTTTAGGAAGCGTAGGCAATATCTCACGGCAGTCCCCTAGATAAAGATCGCAATCTCCGATGATGACGTGCATCAGGCCATCACCTCCGCTGTTTCACGGGCTGGCGACGGCGTTCTAGTTGAAACTGCCGCGAAACAACGCACCGAGTGCGTGTGGCAGTAAGAGCTTCCAGGTATTTGGGGCAGCGCACAGAACCCAAATCCAGGTTCGCCAATGTGACCTATGGGATAACGGCAATCATTTTCCGCCAATTCTGCCAGCGATTTGCGGGCAATATCTTCCGCAGCAGGGGACGGCAACGGTTCCGATATAAGACGGGGAATTACGGGAATTCTCGGCTTGGATACCCTTTTCCGGTCGTAATTCGCCTTCAATCTCAGTTGGGATGCGAGTCCTCTTTGCATCGAGTTTCGGGAATTGCCCAACTGCATCCCAAGTCTATGGACTTTCCCAATGACCGAGTTCCGGGACACTCCGAGTCGCGCGGCGATCACGCCTCCGGAATACCCTTCACGGACGAGCCGAATAAGGATTTCGATGAGTTCGGGATTCCAGGGGTTGTTAATATAACCGTTGGCCATATCGCGTGCTCGGAATGGGGTTTCATCTGCACGCGAACTATAAAAAGTGCGGCGGTACAAGGAACAAACCCGCCCAAGGCTTCATCTTTTGGACTCCGAGCGGAAACGGAGAATAACCGCCCAAAATCCGGGTGATGACGTCCATCGCCATCGTGAAATTTTGAGGCGCAGTCGCCGGGGCGATGCATCGCGATCCAGCAACAGGATCGTCCGACGAAGCGGACTGCCATCCCTTTCCCGATCCTTCCCAGCGCAGGGCTTTGGACGTCGGTTCGTCCGCTGCCATTGTAGCTTGGAAAGCCCCCTCAAAACTTCACGCTAGCGACGGAACTGAAGTACGCGGCAACCCTATGCGCTACCTTATGACTTGCTTACGCAGACACGCCTTGGTACGTATGCGAACTAAATAAAACGCAGGATCGTGGTCAGACTTTCAGGCCGCGACGCACGCCGTGGACTGCCTCTTAGGATCTGCCACCGCGAAAAAATGTTCGGGCTTTAACGGCCGCCCATTTTCCTTCGCCCAGTTCAGCAACGGCTGATGGTGCCGACTTGGTACGAGCCCGCCAGTCCCGCCGTTCTCTTTTGGCAACAGCCAGCGATTTACGCGCGTCCGATGCACGTTGGCGGCAATCGACGTGTTGCCAATCCCGCCAAGTATGCGAACAACGGTTTGAGCAGGCTCAAGGTAATCTTCACGCATGCCGCTATCATGTGCCGAAATCGCACATGTTGTCAACGGGGGAAATCGAGATGGCTCTATTTTCGCACATGTGCATGTGCTATAAACGCGCTGGAAAGTTTCTGCAGGCCGCGTACTAGCTCAGCCATGTACTTAGAATGGCTGCGCAAAGGTTTACAGAAAAAGGGCAAAACCCAAGGCGGTTTGGCTCAGAAGATTGGTATTGGTCGTACCGACGTGAACAAAATGGTCAAGGGTACGCGTAAAATTTATGCAGACGAGTTGCAGGCGATAGCGTCTTATATCGAGGAGCCCGTACCACACGCAGACTTAGGCTCTTACTCAAAAGGCGGGGAAAGCGATAGTTACGCCTTTGTGGAGGCGGTCGCGGGAGCGGGGATCTGGCGCGAAGCCGGAGCACTCACAATGTACTTGGATATGGTTGTTCCTGTTTTTACAGACCCTCGTGTAGCCGGCCTCAAACAACACGCTGTTCGTGTTGAGGGAACAGACTTTAACGAGCAATTCAAACCAGGCGATTTGGCTCTTTTCGTCCCTTTCTGGGAACGTCGAAAAGTGCCGATCGATGGAGATATTGTTGAGCTCGAGCGCAAACGAGGCGACCTGGTTGAAACGACCATTCGTCGCGTGCGGGTCACGGCTGACGGCTATGAGTTCCACGCCGAAAGCACAGATCCGAAGTGGAAAGACACGCCACCGATCCGCGTGAAGGATATCCACAACATAACGGGCATGACGATCGTGGGCCTCTTTGTTGCGCTCCATCGTCCAAATCCGAATTTATAGAGCGAAATAGGTACACATTGTTCATCTTAGGATCGGCAATTTAGCCATCTGCGCACACCTCGTGCGAATAAAAGTGCGATTTTCGAACTTTCCCTATTGACCGATAGTGCGATTTGCGCACATACTCTCAATCACCGAAGCGAACCGCCCATCACCTAGCCGGGCTGGATCGCTGAGGGATCGAGAGAACGGGTCCGTCCCAAACACCCCGCCCATTCCATCGATGATTTGACGAGGCCGAGACTTGCGCCAGCGGGGATCAGCATTCGTTCGGCCGCAGAAGGTTTCTCGGCCTCGTCACTTTTCAGGTGAGCGTCAGCTTTTGGAACCGGATTTCAATGCGCCATGACCAACATTCTTGCGACTGCGACCAGCACAGAGCTGGCGGTCTTTCAAATGGGAATGAGAGCAGCGAGCGAGGGACTTCCGTTCGATCCGTTCTCGACGGACGAGTTTTGGAAAGCCGGTTGGATGTGGGGGACAGAGTTGCATGTCTCCGCGCCGACCCGGCGTCAATTCCCGGCTTCTACATTTGCGACGAGTGCGACGGGAACCCAGCCGCCTACCTAGAAGAATTTGAGACGGTCTGCGGCTGCAACGGAGAAGGCGTCCGTCCTGATCCCGATTACGAGCCCGAGTTTCATTCCGATCCGTATTCAGAATTTTCAACCATGCCGAGACTGCACGGCAGAGGGAGGAACCAGCTGTGATCATCCTTCTCGTTCTCATCGCTGTCTCTGCACTCACTCTCGCTTCTCTCATTAGTGATTTCAGAGATCGGAAATTCAAACGTCCGGAGGTATGCTGATGGCTTCATCAGACAGCATAGAGACGCGCGACGGCGGATCTGCATTCCCAGTCGAGCAAGGCCATTGTCCCGATGGGACGTGGAACCAGACGTTTGAACCCGGCATGACGCTTCGCGATTACTTCGCAGCAAACGCGCTCGTTGGAATGACCGCCAGTCCCGAACTCATGCAGGTCGTCACAGCAGGATCCATCCTGGATGGCACTGCGTCCGATCGTTTGTCGAAGCGCGCCTTTCAGATCGCAGACGCAATGCTGAAAGCGCGAGGCTCATGATGTCTGACACAGAAATGAAGCCGAGTGAAATCCGCACGCACTTTGGTGATCCCTGCATCCACTGCGGCACGCCGCACGATGAGATTGAGCCGGGAAGTTGTCATGGCGATTTCACCAAAGCCAAGCCCACCGCCTACGCATCGCTAGGCGTCAGATGGGATGGCGTTGAGCACTATCGCATACGGTTCAGCGACGGGCGTGTTGAAGACCTTTGGCGCCATATCTCTGAGCACGCACCGTACTGGCATTTTGGCTTTGCGAAAGAATTCCAGCAGCCACCGCGATACGACGAACGCTTGAAGGCCGCTCATCTCGCTAAAGAACAGGAGGACTCCAATGCTGTCCTTCGCTGATCTTCTCGAACGCTGCACCACATCTAAGAGCGGCGGATACGATCCTAAATCCTACGAGCTTGCAGAGCACTTTCTCCCGAACGGGACTGAGAAAGCAAAGGACGCTCTCGCACAAGCAATTCAGACAGCGATTGATGATCACCTTTGGGAGCCGGACGAGCAATGAATGTTCACCCGCTAAGCCAAGCCGAAGCCGATCGCGTGTTCACACCTGCAGATCGCGCACAAGCAGCAAAGCCCTACGAGCGTCAGATCAAGAACCTGAAACAGCGTTCCTATCGGATGGGCCGGAAAGCTTCGGAAGCAATCGAAGCCTGGTTCTCACCGATGGGCACAGTTGAGGACATTCTCGATTACGAGCGAGCCGCAGAAGCACAACAGCTTTTGGTCGGACAGATCGCCGGTACGGAAGCAATCGTGAAGGGGATCATCGGGCAATGAGCAACATCGTCGCCTTTCCGAAAACTCCGAAGCCGATCCCGATCCATGACACGGACGAGCCGCACACGGTCGCTCTGAAGACGCTCGATATGTGGATCGATTACGCATCGAAACACTGCGTCCCAGGTTGGGCGGAGAAGGCTATTTCGGATCGTCTGTGGCGCATTCGAGCCCGCAGCTTGTTCACGCAGAACGGAGATAAGTCATGAGTGCAGTAGCGAAGATCAAGGATGACGCAGAGGCCACCGTCGAAACCAAAGGACGTGGCGTTGCAAAGCTGAAGCCTGCGGCTGTTCCAGACGTTCCAAAGTCGGACTTCGATAAAATTCTCGCTCTCGCTGAGAACCCGGATGTTCAGATCGAGCGCATCGAGAAGGTGATCGACCTTTTCAAATCGGTGCAAGCCGACAATGCCCGCCGTGCTTACGACGCAGCGTTTGCCGAAATGCAGCCCAGCCTTCCGATCATCGAGAAGAAGGGCACGATCAAGACGAATGAGAAAGACGAGAACAAGAACAAGACCGGCCGCCAAGTCGCGATGGCGAAATACGCCAAGTTTGAAGACATCATTGAAGGCATTGCCGACACGCTGAAGCAATACGGCTTTGCTCTGTCGTTCAAGATCGCCCAGCCGACACCGGATCGCGTGAGCGTGACTTGCACGCTTTCACACCGCGAAGGCCACCGAGAAGAAACGACGTTTGCTCTCCCTATCGACACAAGCGGGGCTAAGAACAACGTCCAGGGCTGGGGATCGTCCGTCAGCTACGCCAAGCGCTACACAGCTTGCGCCCTGCTCAACATCGCTGCTCGAGGCGAGGATGATGACGGGCGCAGCGCAGAAAACGGCGGCTTCATCTCAGATGAGCAAGCGGATGAACTTCTGCGGCTCATTCAGGAAAGCGGATCGAACCCCGCCAGCTTCCTTAAGATCGCCCGAGCCGAGAACGTCTCTGAAATTCTCGCCAAGGATTTCGCCGGACTCAAGAAAGTTCTCGAAGCCAAAAAGCACAACGGGACAGCGGCACAATGAAAATCGTCGATCTCGTTCAAAACTCACCGGAATGGCTCGCACATCGCGCAGGACGGCTTGGAGCGTCCAGCATAGGCGACATGCTGGCAAAGACGAAATCCGGCTGGGGAGCCTCGCGCGCGAACCTGAAGGCCCGTCTCATTGTTGAGCGCCTGACCGGACTCCCCGTCGAAACCTACAAGAACGCAGCCATGCAGCACGGCAACGACACCGAGCCGCAAGCGCGCGCCATGTACGAATTCATGCGCGACGTGACCGTGGTGCAGGTCGGATACGTCGAACACCCAACGATACCGATGGCGGGCTGCTCTCCGGATGGTCTCGTGGGCGACGATGGGCTGCTTGAGATCAAGTGCCCAGGCAGCGCCACTCACATCGACATCCTGGACGGCGGTTCGTTTGACGGCCGCTACGTCAAACAAGTCCAGTGGCAAATGGGAACGACCGGCCGCGCATGGGCTGATCTCGTCAGTTTCGATCCGCGTCTGCCGCCAGAAATGCAGATCCACATTTGGCGGGTCTATCGCGATGACGACCTCATCGCAGAATTCGAAAAAGAGGCCCGCGTGTTCCTTGCGGATGTTGACGCCACGATCGCTCGGCTGACCGCGAAATATATGCACGCCGAAGCCGCTGAATAGATTTCCAAACCGAGGGGATAATTAAATCATGAAAGCTCTTACGATAGCCATTTCTGCCGCTGCACTTCTCGCAGCAAGCCCAGCGATTGCAGGTGATAAAGACTGGACTGGAATCTATGCCGGTCTGCACGCCGGTTACGCATGGGGCAATGCCTCGACGACCGATAACGTCAAAGACGGCGTGCGTCCAGGACCGTTCGATTATTCTCCGGATGGCGGGATTTTTGGCGGCACGGCGGGGTGGAATCTCCAGGTGCAGCGCTTCGTTGTCGGCGTCGAGGGCGACCTCTCGTATCTCGACCTCTCCGGCTCCGGCATCATTCCTTCGGACTCGTCATCGCATCAGACGTTGACGCTTGATGGCGGATTATACGGCGACATTACAGCTCGCGCCGGGTTTCTGGTGACGCCTTCGACACTTTTGTACGGCAAAGGCGGCTTCGCTTTCTATGACGGCGAGGCGAAGCAGACGTCAGCCAACCCGGCCTATTCACAGCAGGGAACGAACACGTTCGCTGGATGGACAGCGGGCGCCGGAATTGAGCAGAGGCTCACGGACGCTGTGAGCATCAAGGTCGAATGGATGCACACGGACTTTGGCGATCAGGGTGGCAGCCAAACCAGCATCTCCGACCCCCCGGTTGGGCATGTCTACAAAAACGACACATCGCTTGACATGGATAGCGTGCGCGTTGGTCTCAACTGGTACTTCAACTGAGGCAGTAATGAAGCGCAAAGCGCAAGATATATCCGGTCAGACGTTTGGTCGATTAGTTGCAATCGAACGTCTACGGGAGGTCACGTCGAGAAGACGCCCAATCCGATGGCGGTTCCAATGTTCATGCGGGAATAGCGTGAACGCCATCTACTGGGATGTTGTTATGGGAAAGAAAAAATCATGCGGTTGTTTGTTGCGCGAAGGACGACCGAGACACGGTATGAGCGAGACCTCTGAATATCAAATCTATCATAGTATTCGCAATCGATGCACGAACCCAAGTCACATCGTCTACCGATACTACGGAGGAAGAGGCATCCGCGTTCTGTTTTCTTCATTTGAAGAATTCTTAGCTGATGTTGGACCGCGCCCAACATCGCAGCACTCAATAGACCGCAAGAATGTTAACGGCCACTATGAGCCAGGGAATGTGCATTGGGTCACGCAAACCGAGCAGAATAATAACAAGCGAAACAATCATCTCGTCACGTGGAAGGGAAAAACTCAGTCGATAGTCATGTGGGCCAGAGAACTGCATATGAGTGACAAGACGCTGACTAACAGGCTCACGAACTATGGCTGGTCTGTCGAGCGATCATTCACGGAGCCGGTCCGGCGTGTGACTAAGACACCGAAATGAACGACACCCGCCAGCTTTGGCAGCGCATAGCAGACGCAGAATGGATGGCGAAGCACGGCTACAGCCTCGACGCCATCATTGAGAACACGAAGCTAAGCCGGATCACGGCGCACTGCACAGTTTCCCGCGTTCGACAGACATTCGATGATTTCAGTGCATTGCGTCGGAATTGCAAGGATGCCGACTGATGGCAAGCATCTGCCCTACATGCGGCCACGAAAGCAAAGGGCCACCTCGCTCGATTGATCAGCACCGGAGATTTTTCGGGATGATGCGCGCCGCGTTCATGCACTGGCCCGAAAGTCACGAGCACCAATTCGCGAGTGAAGACGAACTCCGTAAATGGCTGCAAATGAAGGCCGGTCATCGAGACGTTGCAGCGCGCATCCCGCTGACGGGAATCCGCAAGGAACAGGCCGTCGTTCTCGCAGAGGCGTCAATTAGAGCGGCTGGCGCCTACGCGGTGCCTGTCATTCACGGAACGGAACTCGTCATTTGGAAGCCTCGCTCTATCGCCTTTCACAATCTCGGGCATAAAGCGTTTTGCGAATTGAACAACGCCGTGGACGAGGTTTTGCAAGTCGAGATTGGGATGTCTGGAGATCAACTGCTAACCGAGCACGAGGCCGCAGCGTGATCGATCCCGTCGCAGATGCAAAGGCCAAAGCGGTCGATCTCATGGAGAAATCCAACGCGGCCAAGAAGGCAGGCGACTACGCCAAATCAGATGCGCTTTATGCAGAGTCAAAATTCTTCATTCGACTGCTACGGGATGCAGGTGAGAGCTTGGAACAGATCCGATGACCGACGCCCAGCTCCAATGTTTCCTAGAACGCCTCAGAGCATACCACGGCGCTCAAAAGGTCCGCATAGAGATGATCTTTGAGGACGGCACGATCTATCAGGAGGCCGTTGAGGAATGAATCCGCGAAACCTCATGCACCAAGCCTCGGCAATACGTCACCTTCTGAACGGAGGCGAGCGCACGGATGAAATCGTGGCGTGCGCAGAAGGCGGCATCAAATCTCTCGAATACATGCACGAGGGCGTTGCCGATCTTTTGAAATGGGTCATCGCGCTCAAGAAAGAGAACCCGTCTCTATTCAATGCACTGGTCGAACTCTCCGGAATTGGCGCGAAGCTCGAAGCGATAAGGGAGGCTGCTTAGATGGCTTACTTCGGAGAGAGAATCTACGGGAACTTCCGCCCCACATTCACACAAAGAGCAAAAGCAAAACGCTTGGCTCCGAAAGAGAAGCGGGCGAAACGAGAGGGGAATAGCGATGCGCATAAGTCCGCGATTCAGAAGCTGCCATGCTGCATCCCCGGCTGCAACGTCGTCGGAGTAGAGCCGCACCACCTGAAACACGGCGCTGCTGCTGCTGAACGCTCCGTAGGGAGGAAGGCGACCGACCGCTGGCTGCTCCCGCTCTGCCACGATCATCACATCAATGGCGTCGAAGTCGATGCCCCGAACGCGAAACGCGAGCCGGGCTGGTTTCGAGATCATGGAATAGACGAACCGATCGAACTCGCAGCAGCACTTTGGACCGTCAGTCCAGATGCGGCGGCAATGACGAGAATTGTTCTGGCTCACAAAACAAAGTCGCGTTGAAGCACCAAAGCGTCAGCAACACACCCTTGGGGGAAATGGAAAATTGAAATTCGCCTACGCAGACCCGCCATACCTCGGTCGCGCCGAATACTATCTGGCGCACCATGCCGACGCGATGATTTGGGATGACCCGGAGACGCATCGTGCTCTGATTTCGCGCCTGCAGGCGGAGTACGCGGACGGCTGGGCGATGAGCCTGAACGAGAAAAGCCTACGCACAATTCTCCCAATGTGTCCGCCAGAAGCACGTACGGCGGCATGGATTAGTGAACGTTCGCGCTATGCAGGCAAGGCAATGGCCGTCCGTCGTCACTTCGAGCCGGTGATTTTCTGCGGTGGTCGCGACGGGCCAAATCGCACGGCCGATTTCGTCATCACGGCTCAGGAACCGCTGCCGGCAGGCGAGAAGCGCTACGTGATGAACAAGAGCGCCATTCGCGCCGGCAAGACATTCCTTGGTCGGAAGCCGGTCGCGTTCTGCAAATGGATTCTAGACCTCCTCGGCTTCGAAGAAGGCGACAGGCTTGACGACCTCTTTCCGGGTACGGGCGTCATGGGCCGGGTCATCGAAGGACGCAAGGCCGATAGCTACAAGCAACTCCAGATTTTTGAGGTCGTCCAATGAACCTCTCCACCCTCCGCTCTCTCCAGAAGCAAATAAGGAAATAGATAGATGGATGTTTTGTCCATGATCGCGATTGTTGGCATTCCAGTGTGGGCGTGGCTCGCAATCCGATGGCTTGAGCATCTGCTTTACCCGAACGGTCGCGACACAAAATACGATGGCCTGTTATGAGCGAACGCCGAACCGTCTGTTGGGTTAGCGCTGGCGCGGCCTCTGCCGTCGCCGCCAAACTGACACCAGAGGCAACGTTGGCCTATTGCGAGACGGGTTCCGAACATCCCGACAACGTGCGGTTTTTGGCCGATCTTGAACAATGGTGCGGACGACCGGTCGAGCGCATCAAGTCAGATCGCTACTCGGACACGTGGGACGTTTTTGAAAAGCGCCGCTATCTAGCCGGGACCGATGGCGCACCATGCACGGTTGAACTCAAGGTTATGCCGCGCCTCGCGTGGCAGCGGGCGACCGATATTCACGTTTTCGGCTACACGGCCGACGCGCCGGACCAGAAGCGGGCGCAGCGACTTCGCGAAAACTACTTTGAACTCACCATCAAAACGCCGCTCATTGAACGCGGCCTGACGAAAGAAGCGTGTTTGGCGATGATCGAACGCGCTGGCATCGCGCTGCCGCCGATGTACGCGCTAGGCTTCCAAAACAACAACTGCATTCCATGCGTGAAGGCCACGAGCCCGGCCTATTGGGCTCTCGTTCGTAAGCATTTCCCGGCTCAGTTCGAGCGCATGTCGGAACTCTCTCGCCGCCTCGACGTGCGCCTGACGCGTATCGACGATGAGCGCCGGTTCATTGATGAGATTCCGGCTGATCAACCTACAACTGACCCTATTCAACCTGCGTGCGACTTTCTTTGCCACATCGCGGAACAGGACATGGGACCCACACAATGAACCTCTCAGCATTAAAAGCTCTACAGGCACGCATACGTCAGGCTACCGGACCTGATCGCGAGCTTGATGGCCGGATCGGCTTTGTGTTCGGCCTGGGATATTCCAAAAATTACCGCGAGTGCGAGTGCTGCGAGAGCCATGTCATCGGGAAGGACGGGTCTAAGCTAACATATTCCAGTCTCGCTTATTGGCAGACCTCCCCCCAATGGACCGGAAGTCTGGATGCTTGCGTGGCGTTGATGATGGAAGTTTTGCCGGGATGGACGCGCGTGGTTGATGCGAGCGCACCTGAACTTGGGATTGATGTTTCGCTTTCGTATCCCGAGTCTGACGTTGGCTATTGGATCAAAGAAGAACACGCGCTCGAAACGCACGCCACGTTGCTCGCGATCATCGCTGCGTACATCTCAGAACTAGAGGCTACACAAACGGAGAAGACGGGATGATCGTCGAAATCGACATTATGAGACCGTCAGCCACGACCGCAGCCGACCTACGTGCCGCGGGTTGGTCTGAACGCCTCATTGAGTGCTTCGAAAATCATTTTGGCTACCTGATTCGAGGGAAGGGCGAATGACCTTCAAAATTGCAGGAACCAATTACGCGACAGAGACGGTGGCGGAATGGCTCGCCTTCGAACATGCCGTCGAACGCCGGGAGTTGGCATCTCACAAGGAACTTTGCCTGCCCGAAACCGCGCGCAAGATACGCGAGGGTGCTGTGCAAGCGGTAATTGCCAGTGGTCTCTTTTCTCTCGAGGCAGCCACGAACGAACGCTCAGAACCCGCCACCTCGAAGGAGCAGCAGAAATCAAATGCCTGAGACAGAAGGAATGAGGTTCCGCAAGAAGCCCGTCGTAATCGATGCGATACAATTCACAAAGGACGTGGCGCTCGCAGTTCTCGTTGACCGTCAGCCAGGACCATTCGGCCTGGTCGTCAGTGGAGATTATCACCCGACCCGGCGCGAGGTTTCCCGAGCGTGGGTCAGCATCAAAACCCTAGAAGGCGTGATGCGCGCCGAGTTTGGCGATTGGATCATCAAGGGCATGCAGGGAGAGCTTTATCCGTGCAAGCCGGACATTTTTGAAGCGACCTATGAACTTGCGGAGGACTGACGTCATGGAGACAATAAAGGAAAGAACGGCGGGACATACGCCTCTCCCGTGGATTGTGAATGGCGATAAATTCCAGGTCGAGCACTGGCCAACGAGCTTTAGCGGCGATCACCGTGTCATCGCATTATGCGCAACCGGCGACGGTGCAATGGCAAACGCGATGCTCATCGTCAAAGCAGTAAACAGCTTTCCGGCGCTCGTAGAGGCGCTGAAAGCAATAATCGCGTGCGATGACGACCACGAGGTTTTCGACACGTTCGGGCTCGCCGACAGCACGGACAACAACGGCAATCCTTATCCCAGCCAGCACCTTGCCGACGTCTTAGCCAAAGCCCGCACCGCTCTATCAGAGGCCGCCGTTGTTGAAGATACAGGGGAAGGCCGCGCTACTCTTGATGCCGAGCGATCCAATACTAAGGAGGGGTGATATGGCGGTCACAGGGATAGCTGCAATATTTGCAGGTAATTCTGCCGAGATCATTGATTGGCTGCGAGGCCGTCAAACAAAGGATCTGGAATACGAGCGCATTAATCGAAATGCCGCCGCCGACCTAATCGAGCGCCAGCAGAAGGAAATAGAGGAACTGCGAGGTGCAATGCGGGCATACGACGAGAGGCTGCGCACTGCCGGTGAGAGCGTTGGAATAGCCGCTGGCTGTGATACGCCCGAAGGAATGGCTGACGAAATCACCCGTCTCCGTCTCGCATTAAAAGAGAACACCATCGCAGCCGGACTGTGGAACGTGGCAGCCGCCATCCGTTCCCTGTCTAAGGAGAGCAATACGAAATGACCGACGAAGAATTATGGGCTGCACGATTCACATCGATATCGCCCACCGAAGCCGCAGTTCTCGTGACCAAAAGGTTTGCACACATCCGAGCGGCAACAATAGAAGAATGCGCGCAAACGGCTGAGAACTTCGCGGACATCGCGCATCAGTTCGGAAACGTCCCGGTCCAACCTGTGACGGCCATGCGCCAGGCCGCTTCTGAGATCGCGTCCGTTCACTCTCTAAGGAGAAGCCATGACAACACCTGAATACAAGTTCGGGACTTGGTATCCGATAGAAAGCGCACCGAAGGACGGCACAGAGGTGCTGCTTTGGATACCCGCTGAAAATACGGCCGACATCGGTTTCTGGGGAGATAGCCACGCCGATGAAACCACATGGATTGAAGGTCGCGATTTAAGTCCGTTGGCGGCAACCCACTGGATGCCTTTACCCCCACCACCTGGCGAGACGTTGAATTTCTCGAACGAGTCCGGGAGCGACGCTGTGAGCTTGAAATCCGATACTTCTCTCCCACCACAATCAATAGAGGGGGAATAGAAGAACGATGACTCTCCTGCGTACGTTTGAGGAAGCGGCAGAGGCGATCTATCCAGCCGACCGGCGCCCGCGTGTGCGTACCCTGCGTGAGAGAATGGCCGCCGTCCAATGCGTCGTCTATGACGGTCGGGAATGCTATACGACTGACGCTCTGATCGAGAAATTCAAGGCGCACCTATGCAAGGCTACCGTTCCAAGCTTAAAGCAGTTAAGCGGCGCAAGAAGACGAAGGAAGGCATCGTCAAAACGTTCTGGGTCGCCAGGGGCTTCATTCCGGTCCGAAAACCAGACGGAAGTTTCGCCCGAAGACGAATTGAACGCAGCCTTGGAGGCGACACGGCTAAGGCGCGTCAAGCAGAAATCGACCGCCTTAATCAGGGCATAGAAGACCGCGCGCTTAACGTCCCGCTCACGTTCGCGAAAGCTTACATGAATTACATTGGCGTCGGAAAACCCGTGCCAATGTGGGGCGAAAAGATTCTCGAAGAACTAGGTGTGCGGCAGTGCCAAGAAATCGATGATGGCATCATGCTGGAGGCTCGCGACGCGATCTTCGCGCCGACTGCTAAGCCGTCCTACGTCAATAGACACCTTTATACCCCCGTGAATGCAATCCTCCGCATGGCGCTCAAGAACGATGCGCCGGTTCTCACGCGTCCGGAAGGTCACAAGAACGCATCACCGATCGACATTCCTGACCTCGACTGGTTTCGGAAAGTCGGGCCGCACATGGGACCGGTAACGAAAGCACTAGTTTGGTTTCTGACCATCCACGGGCGCCGCTTGGGCGATGCACTCGGGCGGACACCGGATGATTTTGACCCCGAAGCCGGGACGCTAATGATCGGCAAGTCCAAGACCGGAGATCCCGTCTTTATCCGTCTGCACCCTACGGTGATCGAAGCCATGTTGCTAATGCCGGATTGGGACAAAGGCTTTTGGCTTTTCAGAGATGGACCGAACTCAGGCAACAACGTGCGGAAGGATATTCTGATCGCCGTCATCAAGGCCAACGGCTGGGATCCGCGACAGTTCAAAATGAAGTCGGTCGGACGTCCTCAAGAACTGGACGAGGCGTTGGCGCGCAAGACGATCCGAGAGAAAGGCACCATCCCATATTTCGGAACGCACGCGGTCGGCCGACACTCGGCTGCGACACGCGCCTTGCTCGACGGCTACAGCCTGCTGCACATCAAAGAGATGTTCGGCTGGGGCACAATCGAGATGGTCGCGCGTCGATATGGACACCTCGCGCAAAAGGAGACGAACATCGCCGTCCATAAAGTTGCCGATGCCTTCATTGCGCGGATTGCTTCGGACGCGGGGCATAAACGGGGGAAGCGGAGTGGGGTAAAATTCAAAAAACGCGTGCGTTTACTTAGTAAAAGTGCTAAAAAGCGTTTGCCTAAAACTCAATGAGACGCTGCCCTCCGAAGGCGAAGGTCACAGGTTCGAATCCTGTCGGGTGCGCCATCCTCTCATTGAAATCATTGGCAGTTATTGTTTCACGCGATGTTTCACGCGCGGAAACGAGTCGGAAACTGACGTGAACGAATTGATGAGAGTGGGGCATAAGTGGGGGATGATAATTTGGACGGCATCAAGAGCAAGTTGCATAAAGAACTGGCGCGTGCGCATTCGCATTGGCGAGAGCACCGAAAGAATGAAGTGCGCCAGCGCCGAACGCGCGAGCGCGTGTACTTCATCCAATGCGAGGGGTTCGTGAAGATTGGCTACTCACATTCCCCGATCCGCCGCCTTGATGAGATCAAGAGTACGAATCCGTTCGCATGTCGCATCTTAGGTACGGTGGAGGGCGGGAGCGCGTTAGAATGGGAGCTTCATCAAGCCTTGGCTGCGCACCGTCATGAGAGAGAATGGTTCCGACTTACTCCAGAGGTTCAGAAAACCATCGAACGGCTACTACAGGGTGCGTCCAACGTGATCCAGCTTACTCCTAGGTCGGAAGCAACAGCCTAACCACCACCTAAAGGGAACACAGCAGGGGGAAGAAGGAAATGCCGACAATTCAACTCCACGTACCGCAGGCCGATTATGAATTGATCGAACGCGCAAGCGGTAAGAGCAAGCGAGCGCTAAGAGCATTCATACTAACGGCGGCAGAGATCCGGGCGCGTAAGGTATTAGTCGATAAGACTTCAAACGCAAAAAAGCGCCCCGTCACCAGCCAAGCGGAAGGGCCAGCGACGGGGCAACCCGACTAGAAGCGGAGCGGGGGAGCTGCTATCTAGCGGGAGTACTTGGACTAGCGCTCGTCTCCGGGATCTGTATCCTCATCGCCTGTCTGCATATCCGACCGGCAGGGGCGGGCTGAGAAATAGCAGCGGTAAAGCTCTCCGGAATGACCAAGCAGTGCGCCAGAGGCTTCTGACAGCTTACCCGAGGCACTGTCCCGAGCGTCCGTGATCGAGCACAGCCATTTCTGGTCCTCGGATAAGCTCGGATCCATGTAGACGCCGCCGGCGAGGAATTGAGTCTTTGCCCGCCATTGCGTTTGCGCATCGTCCTTGGCCTTGGCGATCGTCTGGCGTGGGGTTGATACGACGTCAACGTGACGGTCTACGCAAAGAGCTCCAACGCCGATCGGTCCCGGAGGTTCGACGACGATGTGGACCGGTTCTTTCAGTCGAAGGTGATGTGGTCTGTGCGATCGGTGATGCACGCGTTTAGGCGCGCACTGACGGTGAACGACTCGGACGCGTGCTCCCTCCTCCCACATGGATTCAAGAGCGTTTGCTGGTGCTGAAAGCGCGATCAGGAGGATTGCCGCGAGAAAGGTTCTCATATCAGCCTCGGAATAATGAACACGAGCGCAATGAGGCACCCTGCCCCAACCATCGTGTTGCGGATCATTCGTTCCCCGAGACCGAGTGCTGCGAAAGCTCGTTGACCCAGCTCGGAACGTGGACGCCAACCGCCGTCGCTATCGTCGTTATCAGGAATAGGAGCGGCCAAATCTCCTTTACGACCTTGAACAATTCCATGACCGTCCAGAACGAGCTTCTGCGCTTGTTTCTGTGGAGCATGACAATCTGCCGGCCGTGGGCGTTCAACGTTTCGCGGTGCTCCTTGAGCGTCTGCCGGACCTCGTGGTGAAATTCCTTCCCATCGTCCAGCCGTTGCTCGATCCGCCCGTTGGATTCCTTCAGGTCTAACAGCGTTTGGAGCATGAGCGTTTGCGGGTCGATCTGATAGCCGTTCTGCATCGTCTCTCAGCCTCAGATAACCAGCCTCAATGTCCCTGTATGAAGCCATGATCCCCTCCCTGGTTATGGTAGGTCTAACCAGGACGAGGACGCGGGTTTACGAACATATCGACGGACGGGAGCCTTCTTGGGGAGCGAACCCGTGGTGATCTGCTTTGCCTCGATCGCGTCGGCTTCTGCCTTCATCTTCTGCACTTGGGCTTGGAGATCGTTGAACTCGGATAGCGTCGGTGCGCCGGCTCTGGCGTAGGCAAGCGTTGCGGCATCTCCGTCAGAGACCATCTGTCTGACCTGAGCACGGGTCATGTAATCCGGAACCATTGCGGTTACGGTGCTTTGCGATGGAACCCCGTCAAAGATCACCATCAAAGCAATGATCACAGCGACCACCGCAATGGCTTTGGTTTTGAGCGTTGAAGCCCGGAATTTTGCCGGGAGTGTTTTGGCCCATGCGTATGCGGCCTTAGACCAGCGGATCACGGCCATTTCAGCCTTGACCGCTTCCGCTTCGACTTTCTGGATGATCTCGTCGTTCTTCATGAAAATGCCCTCAGTTTGAAACCGTATTCGCCCAACGCTGTAAGCAACGCGTCTTTGACATTTCGGATTTGGAATGCGTGATCAGCCTGGCGCTATAGGCGGTGCTTTCCTCCCCGATCTTCGGACGGGGGATGGAGCCGGTTCTCATGCACCGTGCGGCCGGACGAACAAAGCCGGAGCTAGCCGAGTCAGAAGCGCAGCCCGCGAGGATCAATGTGCATAGGGCCGCGATGACTGGGTATAGAGGCCAATGGATGTGCATGGCTCAGTACCCAGAGCGAGAGATAACGGCGACAGCGAAATAGATCAGCCACGCCGCACCTGCCAAAAATAATAAAAGAGCTATGCACTCGACGAATTCCCACATAGTCAGCCTCCAATCAGCTTGTTGAGTGCATCGACCTGCGTTTGATCGAGCGGGCATTTGTTCTGGAAAGTTGCAGCGGCCTTCTCGAACTCTGAGAGCTTTGCCGCTGCGTCCGTGCGCTCGGCGGCGACCGTTTCAGCGTCCGATTCAAGCTGCTTGGTTAGAACGGCGTTCTTGGCGCGAAGATCGGCTTCCACGGCGGCGTAGGCTTGCGCCCGTGGGCCATACGCATCGCCCCAGTGGAATACCAGCAGCGTGTAGAGAACGCCGCCCACGACGCCCCAAAGCGTCCTGGAGAAGAACCAAGTTGGCATCGCCTAGCTCCCCTCTTTCGGGTTCCAGAACCCTAGGACGTAATCTTCCAGGTGCCACTTGAGCAGCTTGTCAGCGATGATGAACACCGCAATCCCGAGGATCGAGATGAGGACCCATTCGTTGACGACGAAGGCGATGCAGAGAGATTTTGCCGTGCTCGCGATAGTCTGAATGGCTATCAGAACGTCGGAGGTTTTATGCAGCGCATCGATGTTGACAACATCGGTAATCTGAGGCGGCGGGACGGGTGCGACAGGGACTGGCGCGATTGTGGTCGTAACGTCCGTCGCCACACCTGCAACAACGCTGGCTCCGGTCACAGTTGCGCTGACGACCTTAGCTTGCGAGAGCGTGTTTGCGGTCGGAGAGACGGTTTTGAGATCAGCAACGGTCGCGTCCGCACGCTCAGGAACTGGCGTCGGTGCCGGGCCACTCGGAACATGGCACCATTCCGCCGCGAGATCGGTCCCGCCGAAAACGTTGCAATCCACGCCCTTCGAGTTGATGCCGGGAATGATCCCTGCTCCGTTTACGCCATCGCCTGAGAACTGCCAAAGCCAGTAGTTTGAGAAACCCGGCGGAAGCTTCGCCCTCGGACCATATTGAGCGAGCCATAGGCGATGCGCTGAAAAGAACGGATCGGCCTTGTTCAACTGCTCTTTGAGCAGGTTTCCGGAGTAGAGGATCGGCCTCTGTCCGGTCTTGTCGTAGACCATCTGGAGGAATTGCTTCGCCTGAGCGAGCGACATCGTGTTGCTGCCGTTCGGCTCATAATCCAGCGCAAGCAGCGTGTCCGGCTCTGTCCCGGCGGTGCTGAGAAAGTGCTCGACCTGCTTCGTGACATCAGAAGAATCCGCGAAGTGATATGAGCCCCAGAGCAGTCCTGCGGCCTTCGCAGCAGCCTTCCGCTCGGCATAATTCGGATCAACGTAGGAGCTGCCCTGCGTTGCTTTGTGGATGACGCCCCTGATTCCCGAAGCGTAAACCTTGCTCCAGTCTGCGACGTCGTTGTGATGCGACAAGTCCACAACTACAGGCACTAAAGCCTTAGCCATGTCAGTCCCCCGATAGGTTCAGAAAATCGACGAATTGGAACACAAGCGCTTCGTCATGCGCATCATGTGATCAGAGCTTCGCGAACGTCCCCGGCACCTGACAGCGATACCGCTCAACACGCCATTGTGGATGCTCATTGACCCATTTTGCGATTTGCATCTGTGCGGCCATGCCGATCTGACACTGCATCAAAGAGACTTCGGCAAAGGTTAGAGACACGTCCCGGCATTTGAGTCCCATACAGGCCCACATCACGAGTTCAATCATCGTGCGGTTTCTCCCCGCTTTTGAAAACGCGCACGCTAGTTTTGGCTATCGATCAGCTTCATCTTCCGTTCCGGAAGGAAATCGACGAGTGTCTTTGAAAAGGACTCTCGAACCGCATCGCCAGCTCGGCTGACGGCTATTGCGCCCATCGCGATCTGTTCGGAATGGGCCTTGGCCGTCTCATTACGGAGAACGTTGAGTTCTACCGATACCTTGCTGGTTTGGTTGGCTATTTCCAAAAGTAGAATGTGATGCAGGTCATCGACGCAGGCCCATTTGTCGAGAGGCTGCCCGGTTTGCGGATCTGACCCGGAAATCTTCGACCAGCGCTGGCAATCGCCGGAAAGCACCAATTCCCGGCAAGACTTGTCGAAATTGCACCGATGACACTTGCGTGATGTATCGGGAATGTGATTCATATCGTCCTCAGATATATGCGCTCTTTGCGTGGATACACGACACATCAACCGGTAATGACACCCGTGGAGAACTGAAACATGTGGCCGAGAAATAGGTTCTTTAGATTGTTATTGTGGGGTTGGCTCTATTTCAGCCGAGGAGTGAGAGACGCATCATCGGCACGCGATGTTGACGAAGAATATTGGCTAGCGATGAAATAGATCTTCAGTCCTTTGTGGCGATGATGAAATCGACATACTGCACATCGAGATTGATCGCGGTGCCGGTGAACGAGTGCGTGTGACCCTGACTGCCGCCTACGGACGAGGTATCCAAGGTTCCACTGGTAGATCCATTGTCTGAACCTCCAGCAAGTCCAGAGCCCGCCGTAGATACGATCTTATACGTATGACTATGCGCGGGAATCTGATTGATCGTTAGCGCAGTGCTGCCGACCGTACCGGTGACTGCTTGCGACGCGAAGGCTACATCAAAGCCAACGGATCCACCGCTTGATGCCGCTCCGCTGACGATACGCACAGCCTTGTTGTTATGCGTTGTTGATTTGGTCCAACCCGTCGGTGCACTCGTCTGAGGGAATGACAGCGGCGTTCCAGTCGGGAATGTATCCGTCCCAGCAATCCGACATCCGTTTGTTGCGTCTGAAATGACCGTAGAGCGCCCTTTTGGGACGACGACGCTAGTTGATATCTGATCGTTAAGAACGCTGATATTGAAAGAATTCGACGTGAGGTTTTCGACAAAGAAAAACCCGATGCAGGACGTTGTAAGTGTAATATCTGCTGACTGCGAACCGGTCAGACGGACAATCACCATCTGAGATTCGGTGCTTGAAAGCGTGATGTTTGAGCCGGCGACCGACTTGGTGGCGATGCCGCCGACGTTATTGTCGATGATACCGATTACGCCACTATTGAGGATGTCTCCCCACGTTCCCGCGTTTGTCCCGGTCGATTGAGCCTCGTACCCCTTATTTTGGGTTGTTGTCATGTCGGCGTTCTCTCTTTCAAAAGAAAAGGCCAGCGGTTAGGCTGGCCTTGATGCGATTTGCTTCGATGTCATGGCGCCGTATTATCTGGGCGCTTATCTTCATTGCTTACTGTTGGGCGTCCGCCGCTTATCTCTCGCACGTCAGAAAGCGGTGCGAGGATCGGGGCGGAACGTATGAATTTGGCAATTGTCGATTCCCGGAATCCTTATTGGCCCGGCTTTAGGTTTCCAAATTGGTCATAACGAGGCCCCGATCCTCCGGAGAGGCCGCCAAGACCAGCCGTCGCGGCCATTGCCGCTTGCGGAACGCGATACCCCGCACCAAGCCGATTGGCATTCCACCATTCAAGAGCAGGGGCTAAACCTTGGTTCGCCAGATACCCTTGACCTATATCTGACATGACCCCGCGAGCTAGTGCCCCTTGAGCAAGAGCCGGTAAAAAGGCACCAGCTACTGCTCCCGGAGCATGGCCAACAGCACCACCGACAACGGCCCCAAGACCACTCAGGATATGCTGGGCTGCCAATCTGGCGGGGGTGCCGGAGTTGGGAAGCGGCTTCATGATGGCTTCGCCAGCCCGCGCCAAGTTACCGAGCTCGTTCTGTCCACGGACGTACGTACGCTTGTTTTGCGTTTTGACCGCGGTCCTAAGCTGTGACGGCGAGATTAACCCAAGCGCCGTATTCTCTCCGGCACCCCCCATAGCCTTCTCGATCGCCAAGAGGTTTCGGTATTGGAGTCGCGCCTGTTGCCACGCGGCTTGATCTGCGGGAGAGGCGCTTCGCGCCATCGCATTGTCTAAGGCGTCGCGAATATCTCCCAATGCCCCCGCAAACTGCGGATTGCCGTTGATACTCTGCCGCCGCATTGCTTCGATACGAGACCGGAGCGCTTGGTAAGCGTCACCTCCAAGCTGGCCTCCCGCGAGGTTGTGAAGATCATCACTCAACGCCTGGATGATCGGGGGCCGCATACTTTCAGGCGTGATATAGTGATATTCACCAACTGCTTGATTGATGTCATTTAGAAAATGCTGATCAACATTTAACGCGTTTCTCTGCGCAAGAGCATCAAATTGATTGCCGAGATTTGTAAATCCGGCGTCTATCGCGTCCGGAGTCGCGCGATCTGCTTGGATACCTGCCCGACGCAGGGCGGCTTGGGTGAACTGCTCCGCAGCTTGGTCATTAAGAGCTGCACCTCGTCCGCCATTAAATGGCACGTCATTCGCAGCTGACTCGAACCAGCGAACAGCCCTGTTGCCGGTTCTCTGACCCGCCGTTAGCGCATTAACGCCTTCATTCTGAAGGTGCACAACTTGGGCCGCTCGGGCCGCATCCGTTGTGATCGGCGTGATTGCGCGCATAGCTGCGGTTGGAACAAACCCGCCTGCCAGTCCTGCCGCCGCTCGAGCCCAAGGCTCTGCCGCCGTTCCTTCAGTCAATTCTCCTGCTGTTTCGCTCGCGACGGCAGGGGCAACGACATTGAGCGCACGCGCCGCCATACCTCCAGGACCGACCACGGCAGTTGGCGCAAACTCTCCGATCGTCCGGGCGTATTTTCCAAGTGTCGTTTTGGGCTCGTAGAATTCTCCTGTATGTTTTTCGATATCAGACTTCCAGTCGTTGTAAGTCGGAAGGATGGTGGATTTTGAAAGTTCAGGATCGGCGTAACCAAGTGCCGTTGCCGTCTTGTCAAATCCGAGACGTGCCAACTGCTCAAGATTCCCCGGTGTCGTTGCCAGTCCTAGAACGCCCTGAGCTGCACCAATGCCTAGTGACTTGGCAACATCGGCCGCAGTCTCGCCGGCAGTCAGTTCGGGTGCGGCTGGCGTCTGTGGTTGAGACGGCGTGGCTGACTGCGTCGAATCAGCCGGATTACGCATAGCTAAATCAGGTGAAACGGGCTGATCGCCTTCCCACCACTTATCCGAAGTTGCGACGGGATCAGCCTTCCACCAATTGTCGCTCATGGCTTGCTCCTCGCGACACCTTCGGGATCAATGTAGCGTGTACCAGAAGGTAATGCGTCGTACTCGGCTTTGCTTTTTGGTCTGGCGAGCGGCGCTTCGCCATCTGCTGCTTGGTTGGGGTGCGTTGAGGGAACGACAGTGCTTTTCTTTGTCGCCGCATCGATGTCGGCGTGCGTTGGCTGTGCGCCGGTTGCTCCTGTGTACCGGTTTGCTGCGCCAGGACCGAGCGTATTGGACTGAGGAAGGGCGTGGAGGCGATAGTTAATAAGGCGCTGAACCTCGTTGAGAGAAGCTGCCAACTGCTGGACTCCGTAGTTGCCGTTGACCTGCTGATTGGCGAGTGCCCACGCTGGTTCGGTCGGCGCATATCCGCCGTTGGCAAGGTTTGCCATTTCTTCTCTCAAGACACCGATCGCGGACTGATAACGGGACGCAAGTTGACCCTGCGGGCTATTGCCGTTGGCTTGAATATACGCGTCCATCTTCAGCTTATTGAGAATCGGGACGCCGCTGTTCTTCAATTCTTGCGCCAACTCGTTGACGCGATCGATGGTATTGACGACGCCGCCCGCAAGTTGCTGGTAACGCAGCTGCTGAGGACCGTTCATGGAAAGAACTTGTTTATGAGCTGCATCCCATTGCAATTGCGCGGTCGCAAGATCGAACCCGCGAGATGCGAGGGCCGCTCGGACGGGTGCCGCATTGCGATAAAGTCCCGTTAGGGTTGGCGGCTGTTTTCCACTCATAATGCCATCGACAAGATCTGACATCTTGGGGCGCGCCGGACTCGAGCTCGTTGAGTCCGTTGTCGCTGGAACACCCGTTGTAGAGACTCCTGCGGAACTGCCGCTGTTTTGAGAAATGGGGACAGGCACGCCATCCTGATTAATAACTGCCGTAGGACGACCAGTAACAGGATCGACGATCCCGTAAATTTCCTGATTAAAGTCCGTCGTCCCAATTTTTTCGATTTTCGGGCGCGTAAGTGCAGCGAGTTCTCCCTGCTTTGTGGCCAAGTCGACGGGAAACGATTGCGCCGCTCGCGCTTCCTCTGCGCTCCGTATGCGCAGATTCTCAGCAGCCTCTTTCGCCGCAAGCTGCAATCTTTGTGCTTCCTGATCAATCCGCGTTTTGGCCTGAAAGTCTTGGATCGCTTTCTGCTTGGCTTGGCCGTAGGTCTGGAGCCCTTCAAGGCCACCCTGCCCGATCGCCGTTCCAACCCAAGGCGATTCCGACGCCATCATGCCAAGCCCAGCTGCGAGTAAGCCCTGACGTGCCGCATCGGATAGTTGCAGACCAAACAATCCCTTTGTAGTTGGGAGTTCGTAGGGTGTTGCTATGGGTGCTGCTGAGGATGTCGTTTGCTGACTCAGATTTGACGCAGGAGCACCGACGTGCATCGGGGCCGGTAGGTCGTTAGCTGGGGTTACAGACGTCGCCCACGGGCTGCTCTCGGTGCCTACCGGACTTGGCTGGTTCCAAGCTCCAAAGGGAACATCATCGTTATGCGCGAGCGACTGCAGGCCAACGCCTGCGCTCATCAATCCGCTGGGCACAAAGGTTCCAGAGCCATCGTCGGTAAGATCGGTTACGTCGCCGCCGTTTTCAAAGCCTCTCCGCACCGAGCCACCGTCAGCAAACCCGAACATGTTGCCGGCGTAATTTCCGATGCCAGAGAGCCCCGAAGGCGTCGTCGTGGTTGCCCAACCGGACGCAGGATCGGTCGTCGTATTGGCGTAGTTCCAGGCTCTTGAGCCAAGGTTTCCGATCCCCTGAAACGCCGATTTGGCCTGTTTGAAATTGTTCAGGACATCGGCCATTCCGTTTGATTGGGTGTTGTCTGCAAGGCTCGGCATGGGACCTTGGTGGTTTGGCCCTCCATGCATGACCCCGCTTGACGGCACGTAAGATGGAGCATTGGCGTAGGGAAGAACGCTCCCTCCATCCGCAAAGCGACCGGCTGTCATCAATTCAGGAAGATAACGTCCAGCGAGTCGCGCAATCGGTCCGGGGATTGGCAACGGAGTCGCCATCTCAAGCGCAAGTTCGCCCGCATCGATATCCGGATTGCCAAGACCCGGTTCCATTTGCCCGTTCGACGTGTTGAGATTTTCTTGCATTGGCGGAACATGCAACGGCGGCTGTACAAAACCTCCGGAATCATAACCGACACGGCCTCCTCGCTTGAACAGACTTGCCGCACCGAGACCAAGGCCTGCAAGCTGGGAAAACAGGTTCGGGCCTGGCATCGTCTGACTGCCGTTTGATGTAGAGCCTGCCGCCCCACCCAATCCGGTTTCGAGAGACGCAAGCCACTGAGACGTTGCAAACGGATACTGCGCTTGTGCTTGAGCGTTCGCAGTGTTGGCGTTGAACACGTTCTGCTGCTGCGTCTGCTGCAATCCTCCGATCCCGAGGAGTGCAGCAATGTCGTTAGCGCCGTACTGCTGCGCCTGTCCGCCGATGGAGCTCGCTAAGGCTGCGTTCTGGTTCGCGAGGCCTGCGGCCTGTCCTGCAGTCTGCGCCGCGGTCTGATAACCCTGGTTGTAAAGTCCGGCTATGACAGGGGCCTGTGCCGCCTGCTGCTGACCCGCGAGGATGCCTTGTGCCACCTGAGATCGATCGCCGGTTAAAGCTCCGATCTTTGCCGCATTGGCATTGAGAGATTGGGCCTGCTGTGCGTTTTCATTGGCAAATTGAGCCTGCGTCGCATCGACGACGTTCTGAGTATATGGACTCATGAACGACTGGATCGCGCCAGGTGTCAGCGTGCCCTGCGATAGCGAAGACGTGGCTTGTCCAAGGAACGGCTGATACCTACCAAGGTTGGCCTGCGTCGCATCGAACGCCTGCGTCTGCGGTGCCGTAAATCCTGCCACCTGCTGATTGGTGTTCGGATTATACGGCGTTTTCGCGACGTTTTGAGCTTGGTCTAGGAGCTGGCCATAAGCGTTCGCATACTGAGGGAGCGCTGATGTCGAAGACGCCGAAGTTGACGTCTTTTGTTTATTTCCGCCACACATGACTAGTGTACTCCCCGACCGGTGCAACCATTGTGAAGAAAGAACGCGCCAGTGGGCTCACCAAGAGCCCGGCGATAGAGTCTGACCTTGGCTTCCGTGCGCTTGTTCGAAAGAACGCCGATCATCAGAGGGAGCTTGAAATGATCGGAGACGTGTTTCGCAAAGGCGATAAGATCGATGCTGTTCGTTGATGAGCGATGCTTTGGGTAGACATAGCTAAAAAGCTCGAGCAGGCATGGCTGCGTCGAATACCAAAGGCACGAAGGCTCGAGAAAAATTGCGCCCTCTAAATCGTCTGGCGCGCCGATTACTCCGACAATGCCGTGGCGTTGCTCAGGTCTTCCGATGATAGCTTTCCGAAAAGCGTAGCGAACGGCCGTTTCGTCCATATCGAACAAACCGTTCTCCGCATGGAGATAGTTTGCCAATTCCATCAAAGCTTCCTCGTCGCCCGAGTCTGCGACTCGAACGCGGGTGTGATCACCGCTCATGTTTTTGATTACCTAGCGTTGAGGTCCAGGAAGGGACTTGAGTGTCTTGATCGTGTCGTTGCGCGTGCTGAGCACGAATTTATCCAGAATATTGTGCCCGTGTTCCAAGTCTCCGCCGCCGATTTTCGCGACCGCCTCGGGCGGGATTACGTACTCGCCGCCTGCCGCCATGATAGGCACGGCACCCCCGCTTGAGTAATGAAGGCTCTCGGGCAGTTTCGGGAACATATGGTCCAAAACCTTGGTTCCCGCCGTGGTGTTCGACTCGCCTAAAGCGGAAACCACGTCCGCAGGCACCACGAAGCTTCCTGCACGGACCGTCGTAGGAATGTGGTCAGTTCGGCCCGCAACGTCGCTGTGAAGCGGACCTGAGAAGGTTTTTCCTCCCTCTCCCCGTCCGTCCACAGGTCCACCGGTCGCCTTCAGATCCCGCAGATCTGGCGCTTGTTTGGCACCGAAAAATCGCTTAAGCTCCTCACTTGCTGCGGCCTCTTTATCTGGCGCTGCAGGAGGATTATCCGATGCGACTGTTGCAGCTTTTGAAGGACCTTTGGAACCGGCCGGTTTACTACGGCGGCCGGCGGCCTGCGCCTTCTTCACAGGAGCAGCGGGCGGAATATCTGAAACATCTCCAAGCGCGGGCAGATTACTACCGGAAGCGAGATCGTCTGGACCAGATGACAGGGGCGCAGCGGCTTGCTTATCGGCGAGCAGCTTTGCAGCAGCTTCTTGCTGCGCACGGGCTTCTGGACTGATCCCGCCAAGACCAATCTTTGCGTTGTTTGTCAGGATGGCTCGTTCTGGAAGCTGAAGGCTTGACCGACGCCCGAAGCCGCCGATTGCGCCGGGAGTCATTTGACCGAGTTCATTACCGCCGAAGCCTTCCAACGCTCCCATGAATGCGCGCTCGCCGAATTTATAAGGGTCGTAGAGCTCCGCTTGCGCTTCCTCGCGAAGCGGGTTGAGTTTTGGCAGATCGTTCGCCATCGCTTGAGCTTTGGCCTTGTCGGGGTGGTCATCGGGCAGATTGTAGGCATAGGCCGCATAGGCCTTCTGCTCCGGATTATCCACCTCCGTCGAGAATGAGTTGTAGACTAAAGGAACGTTGTTCGCGCCTACGCCAAATCCAGCGCCAGTCGCCGCTCTCAAGAGCTTCGAACCGATCTCAGTTGCGGGCCCATAGGCCAGTCTCGAAACGACACCGGGAACAAACCCAGCGACAAGCGGCGCATAGCCTCCAAGCTTATCGTAGACCTTACCAACCTCGGTATCCGAGAACGTGCGATCACGTCCGAGTTCTACGTCTCGGGCTGCAAGTGCGTTCTGGACCTGCTGGTCGTAGATGTGCTGCTTGACTGCGTCTCGAGCGGCCAAAGCCCCAGAGAACTGTTTCTGGAGGTCCTGGACCCGTGCAGCGGCTTCGGCTCGGCTGGCATCGCCGTTGCGTCCCGGATAATCTCTCGTGGCGTTATTCTGCTCGACCTTGATCTGCTGATAAAGCGCAAGGAGAGACGGATCGTCTTTGATCTTGTCTAAAACGGGATCGACGGGCGCCGGTGTTGGTGTGGGTGCAGGCAGTGGAGCGCGAACCGGCGCAGCCCTCCGTCGCGTTCTGGCTTCAGCTGATGGAATAATGTCGGCATCTCGCAACGCGGCCAGCCCCATGCCTCCGAGACCTGATGCAGCGGTAATCTCCGGAGACATCAATGCGAGGCCCGTCTGAACACCCGCGTTCGTAAGATTAGGCAACGACGGATCGTTCATTGCGTCGGCTATTCCAGTGCCCGCTGCATCGAACTGATTGACCAACGCGCGGGCCGGAAACTCAGCCGTGGAAAGCGCGGTATCGCCCCACGTCGGATCTGGTTCACGACTTGAGATAAACCCGTTCGGATACCCCGCCATAGACGTAGGCGTTACAGGACCAAAGCCGTAATCCGGTAATCTGGTCAAACCGGAAAGACCTGACGTGTCTGCCACGTTGCCTCCTGATGCGTAACCTTGCGGGTTGTCTTGATTGTAGGGTGCGACGGCGGCACCGAAGAGCGAGGGAAGTTGATCGGAGAACAGCGTTTCGCCTGTCGTTGCAGACTTGACGCGACCCGGCTGCAAGACGGCGATTTGATCCTCTGGAGACGGTCCTTCCCATACTCTTTGAAATATAACGCCGGGGTGCCCCTCGTCTCTCGCTTGCCTTATCTGGTTAGAAAAAAATTCGCCGTTATACGTTTGGTAGGGGCCGCGTTCGTCAGACATATGCGAACGCCAATCGTAGCCCGCCTCGGGCGCGATATGTTTGAAACCCGAGACATCTATATCTGCCGGGTACACAGCTCCTAAGTTGTTATCGAAATGCGCGGCAGCGACATCAGCAAATCTTGATGCGGTATCAGATGATGGAGAAAACCAGACAGCCCGCTCGCCTTCTCCCCCCGCCATTCTTTTCGCGTCGGGATTAAATCTATCTATTGGAGCCGGCGTTGCCGTGCCATGATACGCTCTGATCGGCGCATTCCCTTCGGCGCCAGCGACCGTGCTTCCAAAGAGTGACGGCTTACCTGTGTCGGACAGAAGTTGAGGCGCAAGCGCTTCTGCCGCACGCGCCGGACTCAGCGCGTTTCCCCCGTACGTTGAGAACAAAAGCGTTCTCATGTCGTTGGCATTGCCGGGGTAGTCTGGGCCGTACGCGAATGTACCGGGTTTTGAGGGCGTGCCGAATAATCTCTCCACGGCCATCAATGGCTCATGAATCATGGCGGGGAGTGCGAGACCCAAGGATTCTGTTCCGTCTGAATTTTTGTATGTGCCGAATGGCAGCATGGTCATGCGATACGAGGGCTCGCTTCCATCTCCGTTTGTTTGCGGGAGATATCCAAGATCACCTAGTCCAGCCATGTGTGTGGGTTACCTGAAGGATGCCGTGCAACCGCACCCGGTACCGCCAATAGAATAGGTGCCGCTTGCGTTTACAGTGGTTGCCGATGTGGCGACGCGGCTCGCGCCGGAAAGTCCGTCACCCGAATAATTAGCGGCGAAGTCTTGGGTTATGCCACTCCAAGATGCGGATCCTGGATTGGAAGCAAAAACGGTCATTCCAGCAATAACTATTCCGTTTGCTTGCACAGAGACACTCGTTGAAACTGGGAACGAGATATCTGTACTCGTATCTGTGGGCGTATTGCTGGCAAGATTGTAGGCCGCATAAACGCAGACCATAGAATTCCAATTGCCTGAAGGACCACTCAGGGAAACTGACCCAGACGTGCCGCTTGGAACACTGGCGACCCATATTTGCGAAGATGTTCCAGTGCCAACGTTGACTGATGAAACCAGCGTTGCAGTAACGCCTCCGACCGAAAGAGAATTTACAAAGCCACCCGTGCCATTTCCTAGGCCGGCAAAAACGATCAAGGTTCGGGTTGGACCGGCAGCGCTAAAAGAAAGACCGGTGTGGGTGTGCGTTCCAGATCCGATTTCCATAGTAGAACCGACGCTTGCAAAGACGAGCGACGGAGGCGGAGTCGCACCCATCAGTCCAATCGGAACAAAATACGCCACCATCTACTGAGCCGCCTTGATGGCGTAGGTAGACGTTCCATTGATGCGAACGATGGTAATGAAAAACTTATTGCCGTTGGTCGTCGTAAGGCTGTCCCCGGTGTTCGAACCGACCGAAAACCCCGAGAACGTAATTGATCCGGCTGAAGCGTTATTGGTGACGAGGAGAATGCAGGACCCGTCGTTTGAGGGCGCCGTGATTGTGAAAGCGCCGCCGTTCGTGATGTACTGAAGCGGGCAGGCACCGCAATCGATCGTTATGCTTCCGGTCGTCAAACTTTTGGATGTAACGTTTGCACCGCCAGAAAGCGATTGGTCGGCAAGATTAAGCGCCGCGACGTTGGCGCTCGACGCCGGAAACGTCATTGTCGTCGAGTCTGTGCCTGCCAGCGTCAGGCTGTTTGAAGCTGTCAGGGTCTTATTGGCGGCAACAGCGATCGTCGATCCGTCACCGCCTGCCAGTGTCACGGATTTCGTAGCGGCGAGCGTCTTTCCGTCCGAGATCGTCAGCGTCGAAAGCGTTGCAGGTTGGGTCAGGACAACCTTGCCGAAGATCGGGTCTGAACTAGCTCCCTGCCCTACGAGCGCGGCACCAGAGTTTGACGTCGGGGCGACGAAATTTACCGGATCAATTCCGGCACCAATCAGAACGTTATGAGCCGTGAGACTGTCGCGACCCGTGCCCCCTTTCGACACCGGCAGAACGATCGAACTCAATCCATCCACTGCGGTAATGAGCGCAGAGATATTCTGGTTCAGAAGATTGCCGTTGGTGGCAATATCAGATAGGGCCGTTGAGTCTTCGACACCTTGCGGGGCCTGCGTGCTATCGTCGGCCATTAGGAGTTGACGTTCCAGGCTTTCGTCAGCGCGATGATCTTCTGCGTCAGAGCCGAAACATTCTGATTAAGAAGCGCGCCGTTGGTTGCGATATTTTTCAACGAGGGGTTGCTCTGCGGGTTGGCGTTGTTCGTCGTTCCCTGACTTGTTCCAAGCAGGGATTTAATTGCGTCATTCGATGACATTGGGTTAGCGCCTTCCGTCTGGAGCCCAGCGATACCGGTTCAAGCCGAGACGGACAAAACTGCCGACATCATTGCCGGACATCTTGATTGCCATCTCCCGGCCACGGATTCGTGGGTTTAGAAACTTCGTGGTGCTCGTAAAGGTGTACGGGCCATAGGTTCGGATCGGTCCTCCCGGATAAAAACGGGAGTAGAACGTCACCTGCACGTTGGCATCTTGCGCGCCGTTGATCAGGCCAAACCGCATATCGGGTAAGAACAAATCGACAAACGGAATGTCGGCGCCTTCGCTGATCGTCCAAAAGCCTGTCTCAAACGACCATGCGATTGGCTGACCGTCTGCGTCCTCGCCTTCTTCGTGCTGGTAGATAATCCCACTCGGAGACGCTGCGATCGGGTTTCCAAGCACGGATTGATCGATCCAAGCCGAACGTTTGAGAGAACCGTAATCCCATGATCCTTCGACGACGTTGAGTTTGACATAAGAGTCATTCTCGCCTGTCCCGCCCGATTTCGAAGGATAGAACCACCAGACTTCATTGAAACAGGTATTCGGTGCGGCTCGGCACTTAAACGCGTTGTCGGTATCGAGATCCTGAAACACTTCATCCCAGACCGGGCATGGAATTGGCGTCGCTCCCGATGCCGTGAGAGTGAAGAAATTCGACTGGCTCATCCAAAAGACTTGCCCACCGAGCTGAGTCTTTCCATGCGATGAAATGAGCCCACAATTTGAGCCGACCTTGTTCAGTCCGAAGACGAGAGGCGGTCCGACATACTGCAAAGCCCAAACGTCGAGATCGGTCCAGAGCAGCGCGTTCTGCGCACTCTGCATGCCGCCGATGATCTTCGACCCTGTTGGTATTCTGAGTGAACCGGCCTGCGTCGTTGCCGAAACGGTCCAGTTCGTAAAATCCAACTGATCCGACCACTTGATTAAAAGCGGGTCCTGATCGGTGCCGATGTTCTGAGTTGCGGTCGAACCCCACGCGACGAGGATCTGCGCCGGCATGGCAACGAAGATGCCGCCATTAAATGGGGGCCCGTTCGAAACTAACTGGGCGTTCTCAAATCCTCCGTTCGGTTGCCATGAATAGATTCCGCCGTTCATCGGGCAGAACAGAAGGTAAGAGCCCCAGTTATCAGAGGTGTAGTCGACGGCCGTTATCGGGTTGCCGACCTGGTTGCCCGTGCTCGAACCGGTTCCATAACCGCCGTCGCCATAAGGACCGATGCCATAACCTGTTCCCGCTGATCCTGGACCGATTGTGATGTCGTAGACGATCTCGGCATTGCCGGAGTTCATCGAGACGGTTGCCGTCGAAGCTGCCGATTGATCGGCAACGATCGTAAAGACGCTTGAGCTTGTAATTTCCGCCGCTGGATAGGTGCCGAAGATCGTTACGCCACCGACCGTGGTCGGGATCGGAAAGTTGATCGTGTCGCCTTTTGCGAGTCCATGATCGGCCAGCGTGACGCTCAGGCTTGAACTTCCGCTCGTTGAATCGAACACCGGGACCGCACCGCCGTCTGCGACATCGGCCGTGGCATTTGAAGCCGCTATGATCCGGTACTTGTGCGTATCGAGTGAGAGAGAGATCGGATAGAGCCCAGAAAGGATCAAGCCTCCAACGCTTACTGGCGCGTTGAAGTAGACACTATCAAAGATCGTTACGTCCGTGACGTTGGGATCGACAATATCGACGTTCGGTGAGCCGTTTGTGGTTGTGAAGTCCGGCGTAAAGTCGGTAATGAGCTGTTGCGGCGTGATCCTTTGTAGGAACCCATTGGAGATCACGTCGGCTTCGGTCGTGGTTCCGGCAAAGAGACGTCCGGTTTCGTTCAGGTCCTGCCATGCGTGCAAATCGCGCGGGATGCCGCCAAGGGCAAAGCCGTAAAATTTGACCCACCCGCCGATTTTCTGAGCCAGGCCTTCCTTCCAACGGATGAAGGAAGAAAAGGAATAGCCTGCCTGATTCAAAGACTGAGTTTTTTCCCGATCGACGCCGGGAATTAGCTTTACATCAGCAAAGGGCATCGGCGTTACCCGCGCTGGCTCGATGCGAAGTTTTCAGGCTGCGCCGACGTCCAAGACGCGGCTGCGAAGCGCTGGCGGGAGTCCACGAGGTCGGCTGATCTGAATAGGGTCTGATAGGTGTTTTCCCAAGATTGAGCCATTTTGGGATCATCGGCCTGAGAACCGAAGTTGCGCTGGAATCCAGTCATGAACACCATCGAAGCTGCGAGGAAGAGGTCCCAAAGGAATAGCGTCAGATACGTCGTCGGATTATCCGCCGAGAGCGGGGTCGGGTTCACGGTTCCAATGACCTCGACGTTGTAGGTGTCATCCGGTGCCGGTCCTACGAGTACGTCTGTCGTCTGGCTTTCGACGTTGTTCTGCGTCAGCATCGCGAACATGGTCGGAATGGATGGCGTTGTCGGTGCGGTATCGTTCGGCCACAGCATGTCCATGACCTCCGTTGAAACCGCAGTCATGGGATTGCGTGTTCCATCTGCCGGAAGTGTGTTTGCGGGCGTGATGAGGTTCAATTGCCGGACAACGTTGAACTGTCCGATATTGTTGGGAAGCGTGAAGTTGCGGCTATTGGCGGTTAAAGCTCCGGTGTCCCGGATAACGGTCGAGATGAAATCAGCTTCCCGGTAAATCCGGTTTTCTGCGTAGTTGATGACCGAAGGGAGGATCTGGACAAAGTTCGTGTCTGCCTCGTCATACTCTGTCATGTTTGCAAGAGTGGTGACGTAGGTTGAATAATCGTAGTTCATTGCCTTCCCCTCTGAAATCTAGGACTGCGGAATGGCATCAGGATCAGCAATGGGTACGCCTTGGGTGACAATCGCCGCGTAATGACGGTTCCTTATGTCGGTCGGAACACACATTTGCTTTCCGTCGACTACAACGAGAATGACGTTTCTTTCATCGTCCTGCCATTTGGCATCCGTAAATGTCATTCATAGCCTCGCATCGTACGTAATGAGGGCGCTCGTCGTTTGGTTTCTCAAAATACCGGCTTGGTTTGCGGTTAGGCCTGAGCAGGTCGCAAGAACGAAATTTCCCCATTGTGCGGGCACCGCTCCCATGACCGAGGGCGTAAATGACCCGGCAAAACTCGCCTGAAAATCACTTGCAGAACTATATACGACGCTCGGCATCACGCGCATTGGCGCCGGATATTGTTGGAACCCGCGAGCAGATGTTGTCGATTGCGAGTAACATAATGTAATGGGCAAGGACGTGCCAGATGCGCCGCTCCAAACCCACAAATACCTAAGGCAGGTCAAAAAATCGGTTTCTAGATTTGGCGGGTCGAACGTCACCGGCGCATTTGCACCTATCCCAAAAAAAACATTCCCGACGTCGAGAGTTGCATTCTGAGCCTGCGTGGAGTCGGTCCAAAAAAACAGGATGAGATTGTTCATGGACGAACTGACGGTTCCACTTAGGGATATAGACGTCAGCGTGTTGGCAGAAAGAGCAGTGGAGCCTGTCGCAGTGATTGTTGTTGAAGTGGCAATAAAGAAGTTCCCCGGCGTATAAGTGGTCGAGGTCCAGTCATTGACAACGTTCTTCGTCAGACTGTCGGCCGTGCCAGTCCATTCGACGATCGCATAGCGGAGGGTCGTTGAAGATGACATTCGCACTGTGGCAGACAAAACCACCGTTTGGCCACGGAGATCGAAAACGAACGAATTCTCGAGTGGCTGCGCTATCCCGAACCGCTGGGCGGAAGACTGCGGTTGTGTCAAACGTCCCATGGAAGGTAGGCCGTTTGAGACATTCGATAACTGAGACGACGTGACTGCGGCCGTCTGAGTTAGCGCGTACCACTGATCGATACCCGTATAGCTTCCGTTCGCAGTCGAGCCGACACCGGCTTGAGCAAAAATGAACTGCGTATTAACACTGCGATTGCGGAACAGAGGAATATTCGTTGTATTCCTCATGTCTCCAGACGCTGGCGTTCCCAATGTCGGTGTGACCAACGTCGGGCTTGTCGCAAAGACCAATGCGCCGGAACCTGTTTCATCGGTAACGGCAGCCTTGAGGTTGGCGCTAGAAGGTGTCCCGAGCCACGTGGCAACGCCAGTTCCAAGCGACGTAAGTCCTGTTCCTCCGTTGCTCGCCGCGAGCGTACCGGCAATGGTGATCGTGCCTGATCCGGTAATCGGACCGCCTGAAGTTGTAAGACCTGTCGTTCCACCCGAGACATCGACACTGGTTACGGTTCCCGAGCCTGCGGGCGTCGCCCAGGTTCCATCTCCTCTCCAGAATGTGCTGGATGAAGCTGACGTCCCTGAGTTCAGATTTGTGACGGGAAGATTGCCCGTAACACCCGTCGTAAGAGGCAGACCGGTGCAATTCGTGAGCGTTCCCGATGCAGGAGTGCCGAGAACCGGTGTAACGAAACTCGGAGACGTGGCGAGCGCAACCGCACCCGAACCCGTTGTGCCGTTCGAAAGATCGCTGGCGGCTAACTGTGAGACGCTGACAGCCCCTCCGAGTGTTGACTGCCGGAGAACCTGACTCGTACCGCCAGTAGCACTGAGATCAGCGTTGGTGCCACCGCTGGCGAGACCAAGCTTCCCGGCGATCGTTATCGTCCCCGAGCCGGTAATAGGGCCGCCTGAGGTCGTTAGGCCGGTCGTACCGCCCGAAACATCGACACTCGTGACCGTTCCCGTTCCAGCCGGTGACCAGGTGCCATCGCCACGCCAGAACGTCGAGCTTGATGCTCCTGTGCCGCTATTCAGATGCGAAACTGCGAGGTTCCCAGAGACGCCGGTAGAAAGATCGATAAGCGGTATGTCGCCGGAAACAAGCGAGCGAAATGTCGGAACTGCGTCGCTGCCGGTCGTTGGTCCAGAAAAAACCTTGTTAGCTGACTGCGCAATGAGGTCGCCGGTCAGGGTTCCAGACGATGTAACGGGCGAACCCGAAACAGAGAACAACGAAGTAGGTAGCGAAAGCCCGACACTGACGACGCTGCCAGCCGTGTTCGGAACCCACTGCGGATCGGCATCCGGGCCTTGCGTCGAAAGCACATACCCGCTCGTACCTGGATCAAGCCCCTCCCAAACGTCGTGTCCACGAAACAGAACCGCGCCTTGTGTCGTGGTGATTGAGTTGAGCGAACCTTGGATTCCAGTGAGCGTCTGAACGTTAATTCGGGTCGTTTGATTTGTTGCCGTCGATGCTCCAGGCACCCAAAATGTATTATCAATCCCAGTTGCTACCGGCAGATTGAGAATAGGAGTCGGAGCGACTAAGCCCATGCCTCTCAGTCCTCCGAATTGCTATTGGGTGGGTTTGGACCTCTGTTCGGGTCCTGCGGTACGTCGAAGTAATTGGACGAGGCTTGGTCAGGCGTCAGAGGTTGACCGTCCTGCGTTGCGATCGGCGTATAATCTTGTGTCGTCAGGTAATCGACTTCATCCAGAAGATAGGGCTCTGGACGTGCATTCCGCTTCGGTAAGGGATCGGCCGGCAGTGGGATATTCTGAAACTGGAAGTTCGGATTATCCATGCACTCCTCACACACCCGGAGGCGCGTGTTGAGCATGGTCAGGCCGTTGACCTCGTACTGGTAGTGAAGGTCACGCAAGTTGTATAAAAACGAGCACCTGTCGCAGCGACCCCAAGCTTGCGGATTATCCTCGTTAACCCGAGCGCGGCCATGCGGACGGCGCAGCATTAGGAAAGCACCACGCGAAGGCTGCCAATCCCAAACGCCGCCCCATTGTAAAGGACGACGGTCAGAGGATTAAACAGCGGCGCAGAAGCGATCAGGTTTCCATTCGTCGAAGCATCAAACACGGCTACGTAATCCACGTTGACGCTCGCAATGGCTCTATCGGTGAATGAAACAGCCGATGTGTTGGTGCAGATGTTTTCAACCGGCGTACCGAACGATGATCCCGCATTCGGACGAACTGCCGAATCCGTGATCTGCGAAAGCACGCTTGAACCGTCTGAACTCGGATCTCCAAAATAGAGATCGAGATAGAAGTCAGACGGGACAGAACCGCCGCTGTAGAAGATTTCCGCTTCTAGGTTTTGAACCGGGCCTGCCTCATCGACCGAGTAATACTCGGGACGGGCGTCCATGATTGGTTCTGGGTCTATTGGTATGATCGTTGCCGTGAGCTGCGGTTGGAGCTCGTCAAGGCAACGGTTGCACACGAGCAGGTGAAGATCGATGACGCCGACACCAGCGTATTGAAATTGAAAGCGCAGATCATCAAGATTAAATAAAAAAGAGCAGCGATCACAAACGCCGAAAGCTTTTGGTTGAACTGTGTCAACCTCGGCTCTGCCGTGCGGCCTCCAAGCCATTATTATTCTCTCGAGAATTCGCCATAGAAGGCCTGAGCCGCTATCGTCCTTGCGGTTTTGGCTTCTTCAATGGTTGGGAACTGACCAAGCGTTTTTCTCTTGCCTCCTGGACTTATGTAGGCAACATAATTATTGCGCCTCTTATCGAAGCAAACGCCCTTTACGCCTGTTCCACTAGACTTTTGAATCTTCTTATTTCCACCGTTCTGATGAGGATCGGCTTCCCGAAGATTGTCTATTCTGTTGTCCGATGGATCCCCGTTTATGTGATCGATGTGTTGAGTCGGCCAACGGCCATAAACGTATAGCCACGCAAGGCGGTGGGCGTAATAGAGCTTCTTATTTATACTGATGCGATAATATCCGTCCGGTCTTTGGCAACCGGCAATAGATTTACTGGCGCGGCGACCCTTCCCGGGTTTTCGCCATGTGAATAGCCCGGTCTCTTTGTTATACGAAAGCAATTCCGCGAGATTATTTTGATCCATTATTCCGCGCCCCCTTCAACAGATTTTACCACAGAAGCGGAATAAGAACGACTGTTTTTATATTTTGCACCATTAACGTGACCCATAGTATGTCCCGAGGGCTGGGTATATAAAGGTGCTTACGTACTCAATATCTTCCTTGGCCGCGATCTGCCACGAACGCTCAGCGTCCATCTTGCGCTTGTCTTCAAGTTCCGGCTTGTAGATCTTTGAAAGCCGGGCGGCCAATGCGTCGGTGTAAGCATCAAGCCAACGGAATGGAAAGTTCGGCGTCACTCCGTTTGGGAGTTTCGAATCCTGCGGTTGCGATAGAATTTGGAGCTTCAGGACGTAGGTCGCGCTGCCGTCCGGAACCTGCCAAAGCGTAATCTGTGGCGAAATTTGGCGATTGTACCAGAACGTCGTTGGCTGGGCCTGTTCGTCCTTATTCGGGAGCGACGCGTATTCATAAGTGCTGATCGGGTTCATGATCCGATCGAAGCTATTGCTCGAGCCAACGGGCGTTGTCGTTACGTAAACCGCCATTGGCGAGATCATACGCGCCGGCAGATCGTAGGTAGCTTGGCCCTGTACTAGGTCAACCGTATAAAGCTCTGAGGTCCAGAGGTTCGGCTGGCGATTGCTGAACTCGACCTGAAGCAGGTTCGACTCCGAGGCCGCATCCTGTAGATGCTGCTGCGTGATTTCCGTGCGGCGTATGCCAATGCGGCCAAAGGCCGTCAGCGTCAGATCACCGACACTCGGACTGAAGTCATACGTACCGCTCGAGGTCATGGATTTAGTTCCCGACCAAGCCAGCCTGAATGTAAGTCGTCGTCAACGAACCCGGAGCCGTGAACGAGTTGATTAGCACCCGGCTTCCAAATACCGGATCGTTCATGGTCGTAACGATGTTTGCGGTTTTAGATGCTGCCGTGGCGTCATCGAACCAAGTCGGCGTCACCTTGTTCGGATCGTCATAGGTCCACTGCACGGTAAAGCTGATCGTTCCAGAGACCACGGTTGCAACCGAGATGTTGACCGGTTGGGCATGATAGTTCAGCGAAACGAATTCGCTTGAGCCAACCCCATTCGTTCCGATCTTGACGGTTCCAGCCGAAGCGCCAGCGGCGGTGATCTGCGTGACGCTCTGGAAATGGTTGGTCGTCGTTGAGGTCGTAGCTCCTCCTGCGACTACTTCGGTGAGCGGATTGCCGCCCGAATTGGTTCCCGTGACCGTGTAGCTGTTGGCGCTGTCGTCTGTCCCGAAGGTCAAGAGCACCTGTCGTGCTGATCCAAGCGGAGCAATAACCGCCGTTCCATTCGTTCCGACCGTGACGTTTCCTGCGGTGGCGCCAGAGACCGTGACGCTTGTCACTTGATGGAACAGAGTCTGTGTCGCGACAACCGAGGTGTTCGATCCCGTGACAGTTTCTGAGGCAGACGAATAGCCGTCCGCGCCCAACCCTGAAACCGTGAACGTGATGCCCGAGTCGTCTCCGGCCGATGTGATCGTGACGGCTTTACCGAATACGTAGGCAATCCCGCCAGAAGCAGCAGAACCGTTGATCGTCAGAGCGCCAGCGCCAGAAGCCGACTGCGATGCGCAGATATTGTTCGCAACAGCACCGGTCGAAAGCGCGCCATTGATCGCGAGTGCGCCAGCGGCAGGTACAGTCTGAGAAACTGAAATCCCATCGTCGTCGGCAGCAGCCAGAGCGACGGAGACGACGATTGGTTGACCCATGTTCGTTTAGCCTTTGCGCTTGTTCGGACGATCAAGTCGCCGCTTTGCTTTCTCGCCTTCGACGCGACCGCCTTCTGCGCGATCCTCACCAATGTCAGGGAATTTGCTGTGAACCTTGGCTCGGACTTCGGCTTTTTCTTCGCTGTTTCCAAACTGGCTCACACGTGAGAGGGCATTCCTTGCGTGCGACTTGTCGTTTATTGGAAATCGGCCGCCCGGCAATGCGAAGTCTTTCTTCGGCAACGCATTGCGCGCCTTAGCTGTCAGCTTGGCCATGTCGTTGTTCCATTGTGAGCGCGCGGCTCCCAGAAGATCCCTCTTCTTCTGAGAGCCACCACGCGAGACTATCAGCAGCCCTTCGCGGCAGACGATAACGGAGCCATATCTGCTCCTACACGTCCGCCACGTTTACGGCCCGGACGATCAAGGCGCATTCTTGCCTTGAAGCCCTGAACCGGGGGCATGTCGTTGTCTTCTTTCTCCGCTGCTGGGTCCTTGAAGGTTTCCGGCCCATTGAACTTGGGCTTTTCACCTTTTGGAGATCCCATCGGAGAGTAAGGCTTCTTGAGCTTGCGACCTTTCATGGATCACCTCAGCCGTTCGCAGAACGCTGTTTGGCGACCATGCTGTAGTCGGTGCTAAGCTTTGCCCCGGTGCCTTGGCTCGTTCCATTGAGCGCGCCCAATGTCAAAGCAAGGTTCGTCGAAGTTGCGGGAAAGTTGGTCAAAGCCGCGGTGCCAGCATAGACGTTGTTGAAGAACAACTGGCAGACACCGGAGCTAGCCGAGTACCAGAGCCCAACCGTGACATAGGTGTCATCGGCAAGAGTTCCGACGTTCACAGCAGTTGCTGTGCCCGACTTGACCGCCTTAAACTGCAAGGTCGTCGAAGCTGCCGCCTTGATCCAGAACAGGCCATTGGCGTCGTCCAAAGGCGTCGTATCGACGGCTGCTACGCCGATCATAAACGAGCACTTCGTCGCTTCGCTGATTTTGAAGCGATACTTCTGCCAAAAGTCTAACGCTGGATCGAATGCGAACGTACCGAGGACCGTTCCCGTCTTGCCGCCCCACTGTGCAAACGTGCTGTGAGCGTCAGTATCGTCGTTCGTTATCGTAAGCACACCGCCGTCAGCACTGGTGCAAGCAACAGTGCCGGGCGTTGAGCCGGAGAGAACGAAGTCACCGGGAACCGCAACGGCCGGAGTTGTGGCCGCTGCGTAGGGTGGCATGTACTGATCAAAATCATTGAAGAATACATGCGCCGATGTTGGATCCGGCATAATGAACGAGCCAAGGGTTGTGCCCTCAGAAGCGTTCGTTACGCCATTAGGAAAGTTGGTCGTTGTCATAGGAGCCTCCTTTTACGAGCTCGGGAAGCTGCCCCAGGCGCAACGCCAATCGTTGTAGGTCGGTGTATAACGCTCATAGCCTTTGACCAGCAGGTTATCGGTCGTGAAATCGACCTGCATATCGGTCTCGAACGTGATGCGCTGCATGGTGAGCAACGATTCCTTGGCGGTGTTTGTAGTCACGAACCAAGCGTTCGGGCTGGTGAGATAATCCCAGATGACGCACGACGGCTTTTCATCATCCATAGACTGAATGACGTTGACGTCGTTGTTTGCCGTACCAGGACGAAGTTCCGATTCCAGCAACCGTTTTGCGGTCGGCTGAAGCGCAACAGGAACCACAAGTTGCTTGCCGCGTGCTTTGATCTTCAGGCCACGCTCATTCACCCAATTGGCGCGAATGTTCGAGATCACCTGAAGGTAAGACGCTTCGTTCAACTGCAATGGCGTCGAGAAGGTGTTGGCCACCGTCCCGCCGTCAACCGGATGCGCCGTCGAGAACAGAGGCTGTCCATCGCCGCCGATGCCCGGAATGAGCGTCGTGCCGTTGTTGAAGATGTTCGAGTGCTGGTATTCCTTGAACTCCTTGAAGGATTCAAGAAGTCCCAGGGCCTGCGGCTTAAACTCGGATTTGTAGAGATTGTCATCGATCGCCTTGCGGGTGATCGCGTACATCAAGCCGACTTCAAACGACTCGGCGTTGTAGACATAACGCTCGCCGGCGTTGTTGTCGGCAAACGTCTGACCGCCTTCCGTCTTGTACTGGGCATAACCCAGATAGGCCATCTGCACCTTGCGTTCGACGGCCATCGTCGATTTGCGCTTAGTGAAGATCTTTGAGTACTGATCCTCGATGCTGTCGTACTGTCCTTCGACCGCATAGAGGCCGGGCTTAAGCAGGTCCCGGATGCTCGTAAGTGAGACTGGCATTGGGGCTGCTCCTTAGATCCCGGTTTCTTGATAGATGTTGGCCTGGACGACGACATAGTTGTATGCCGACGTCTTGTCGGAGCCGTTGCCGACCCCGTTCCAAATATCTACGATGCGGAAAGGAAGCGTCGCCGTTGTACCGAACGTATGAATGTCCAGGTACGCAGTAGACATGCCATTGTCAGTGTTGCCCGAACCAAGAGCAACGTCGGCGTTCTGACCGACCGAAGACTGCGTGACCGCAACCGCCGTCGTATTGGAATCCGCCGTCTGAACCAAAAACATCGGCGGAGTTGCCGTGTTTACAGGCTCAATGAAGGCCGTGATATCGGCGTTGGTTGCAACGTCGGCACCGGGCCAGTAGTTCGGGAAAATGGTCTGCTTGTTCGAGAGCGAGTAATACTTGCAGCCCCGGAAGATGCCGACCATCTGCGAGACGCCCGTTGCAGGATCCCACTGCTGGACGTAACCACCGGAGTCGAGCATCACCGGATCTCCGTAGAAGATCTTATCGGTGTTGCTGTAGAGAATTTTGGCGTTCTTGAAGCCGTAGGTAGGCGCGGCGCCATCGGCACCGCCATAGGACAAGAATCCTTGCGGGGCAAACGTGTTTGCCATTGTGATGTGATCCGTTGTGTAGCCGGTCTGACCCGTCAGACGTTGGCTGTGGATTGAAGTCGGAAAACCTTCCGACGCTCATGACCGCTTTGGATCTCCGATCCTGCGATCCTCGCCACAGCCTGCGGCGTACGAACAACGATGCAAAACTCAGTAACAGTGATTTGCCGAAATTTCAAGAGGCGTACGGAGGATTACCGGATGTTGCTGAAATGAATTTGGCGTACGCGTCTTCAGAGACAAACACATCGAGTGCGAACTCAGGGTTAGTCAGAAGTTCATTTTCGAACCAACCAGCGAGTTTTTCATAAACCTGTTTTTCAATTTCAGTCATCCAACGACACCTCATACTTCGGACGCGGCGCATCATCGACATGCACCATCGAACTCCGAGCAAATGAGTTCTGGCGAACGGCCGGATTGGAACTCGTATCTGCACCTTCAAACCCGCGAGCGGTCGGTGCAAATCCAAACTGCTGACGCGATCCATTCACCTGCTCATCGGCTTCGCGCTTTTCTTCCGTGCGCGCTTCCTGAACAAGCTTGATCGGGCATTCTTCCAAACGGAGCCCATTGATGACGATATCGCCTTTCGCACCGGCAGGAAGCCAAACGCCCGGATGACGTTCAACCGGAACCGGACGCCAGCCTGCGTTGAACATGTTCGCCTGGTTGATCATGTCCGGTGCGTCACGGCCATCCTTGCCGATCACGCTGACGACGTTCCACTGGAGCGTATAGCCTTCCTCGTAGTACTTCGAGAGAATGGCTTCCGGAACCTTGAACGGGTCATTTCCGCTCGTTCGAATGCGGCGGATTTCTTCGCCATTCCGTCCGAGCGCAACGCCGCGCTGCATTGGTGTCTGCTGTTCCCGGCCAACGGTCTGCTGGCGAGATTTTGTCTGTACGGCCATGAGGGAGTGTTCCTTTTAAATCAATGATTTACGTATTTGCCGTCTTTATCGGCTTTCACGAGCCAAGCGGCGTACTGTGATGGCGTCATTCCAAGAGCTTCTGCGGTTTCGACCTGCTCTCGCGACAGACGCATCTGGCTAGCTTTGCGAGGTGAACCTGGAACCGTGTCCCGCGACGGCGGAGCGGCATAAGCAGGGCGACGCTCAGAACGGTCTGACTGGCGCGTCTCAACTTCGTCGCCGTCGTCATCAGCCGGTTTGCGATAGCCCATATCTTCCTCAATGAAGGCGAAATATTCTGGCGTATCGACTGACAGGCCTTTGCGCTTGGCTTTCTTGTCTGCAAGCAAAACCTTGGCGTTCAGAACGTCGTCCGTGATGCATTCTGGATGCTGACGCAGCCATGACTGCGACTTAGGCGAAAGACCCTGGATGGCCGCCTCGACCGGATCGGCGGGTTGCCGTGGCGTCTCACGTCTTTGCTTCTCGCGCTCATGCGCAACTTCAATTTCCCGCTTGCGCTGTTCGTTGGTCTGAAGCTTCACGCCAATACGTGCATTCTCGACCATCAGGTCCGATTCAAGATCGGTGTTGCCTGTCTCACGGGCGACCTTCAGTTCCCGCTTGATGGCTTCGGCTCGCGCCTTATCGTTGGCAATCTCGGTATTCACCAGGTCATACTTGGACTGCAGAACGTGCCCGGTCGCTGATTGGGCGTTGTTCAGTGCCTCGTCAGCTTCCCGAGACTTGGCTTCGTAAGCTGCGCGGGTCCGGTTGTTTTCTTCCTTCAGCGCATCAAGCTGCTTCTGAAGGGCTGCAATCGCATCATCGGCACCGGATTTGCCTTCGTCTTTCGCAGCCGGTGCTTCAACTTCGATTTCGTCGTCGGCCTTCGTCTTGGCTTTGCGTTCCGTTTCCGGCTCAAGCCGCATGTCGAGCTGGCGTGGATCAATCTCCACCACCAAGCCGTCATCATCTTTGCTCATGAGGGATTAGTCCTTGAAGTTTAGTATATGAGGTCAGGATCAGAAATCTTGGCTTTCACCAACACATCGGAGAGACGCCGGCACATCACGCCTTTGACTGAAACTTTCTCAGTATCGGACGGCTTGTATTCTATCCAATCACCGACCTTGACGTTGAATCCGTGGAACTTGTTCACGTCGTCGTCTTCAAACGCGCCGGCTCCGAGCTTCAGAACAAGACCGACGACACCCTGATAAATGTCTTCGTCCTTGCTTTTCGGCGTCAGAATGATGCCACCCGCTGTTTTGTCTGGCCTGCGATAGATGCCAACCAGAACCTTGCTCGGGGCGAGTTCGTAGCCCGACAGATCACCAATTTCCTCGAGGATCGCATCCTTCGGGTCTTTGTCGTGGTGCATTTTGAGGGAAGTGAGTGCCATGCGAAGCCTATTTGCCTTTGCGAATTTCGGTTTCAATTTCGCCGCAGAGCTTTCGCGCATAGCGAAGGCCCTTCAGGAACTCGGAATGTCCACGGTAATCTTCGTAGTTCTCGGCCGCGCCACTCACTAGGATCTCAGCGCGGCGATTCTCTTCCTTCACGAGTTCGGCCGCCAGCATGTTGAGGGCGCGCGTCTCGAACGTCTGGACGGTCACTTTTTGCCGATCTTTTCCAAGCGTCCAATGCCAGAGCCAGCCCCCGCATCCATAACGCGGCCGCCAGATTTCCTGCCAACCGAACGGCCTTCCGATTCCTTCTCGGTCGGATCATCCTGTCCCGCAGCAACCGGCCCACCAGCAGCCTTGTGCTTCAGCGCAGCGGGCTTCACTTCCTGCTTGATGAGTTTCTTGTCTGCGGCTTCGTCAGAGTGCATGACCCGGCCACCATGCTTGCGGCCCATCATCGGAGGTCCGCCAGCAGGCGGCATGGGAGGCGGAACCGGAGGGCCAGCCATTGGACCTGGAGGAACGGGCGGCATCGGCATAGGTCCAGGACCGGGAGCCTGATCGCCTTTACCTGCGATCACGATATTTACAACGGTCCCTTTCTTTCCGGCGCGGTCCAATCTCGGCTTTGCTTTGCCGCCATCGATCGTTCCACCCTCGGCCATCTTGGGTTTCGCCATCTTCGGCAGAGAGCCCGGATCTGAAATGTCCTCCGGAACTCTGCCGCCAGATGCGTAGCAGTTCATGCCGTGCGACTGCTTGTTGCCAGTACGAATCTTCATGTTGCAAATCCTTGGGGTTGCATCGGAACTCTACGCATTGGCGGAGGCGCAAAACTCATGGGCTGCCGTCCTAGTCCACCAAGGCCCATTGGAACCGGCATCGGTCTTTGCGGCGGCCGGATTGGAATTGGCGGAGGCCCGGCCTGCTGAGGTTGTGGCGGAGGAGGCTTGAGCGTCATCAGCGGTGACAACTGCTGGATCTGATCGTCCACAATTGGGTTGCTGGTCGGGTGCACAGCCAGAGAGCTTGCGAGTTTCAGAACTTCAATATTCTGGTCGCTTTCCCGATCCTTGGCGCGGTTCTGCGTGTCGAGCGCGATCTGCGCGCCCTTCAAGGCATTGGCTTCCTGCTTGATCTCAAGCTCTTTGGCCTTCAGCGGATCAATGGGCGGTGGCCCTGCGACCGGTTGCGGGCCAGCCATCAGCTCTGACGGATTATCGACGTCCATCATTTCGAGCGCATAGCTCAACACCGCCTGCTTGTTGAACAGGCCCGGAGCACCCATTGCCAACTGCACAACGGCCTGAGCCTTCATGACTCGGTGCATATGAGACGGAACGTTCGGGTCAGCCTTCGGAACGATGTCACACCGATCAAGCGCTGCCATGAACAGTGCGACGTCCTTGGCGAGTGCGGGCCGTTTGTTGCCGCGCCACAGAGCTTCCGGATCGTCACGGAACAGTTCGCACAGGAGTTTGAATTCCTCGGCCTGGGCTGCGTGAAGCGCTTTATGGACAGCGCCCTCGATCTTGGTTGCCTGCTCGATCAGAGCCAGCGTGGTTCCGACTGGAGCGTCCTGCTTGCCTTCTCCAACCGGTGTGTCAGCCGTTCCGCCTAACCGCTGGGAAACGTCGCGAAGCTGCTGGATCAAAGCCATATGGCCCGGACCTGCTTCCTTATAGGGAAGCGGCATCACGACTTGGCGAATGTCTTTGTTGTTTGTCTCAATCGGATACGCGGCTCCTGGTGCGACGCGCATCTCGTTGGTCATCTGGCGGGCATTGTCTTTGGCAATCAGCGCGCCGGGGAAGTTGCCGAACATCGCCGCGTCGATCGCTTCACGCGTTAAGGCGGTAAGCGCGTTGGTAAGGTTTCCGAGGATGTGCAGGAGGCCGATGCCGTAGAACCCAAGCCCCGTAGCATAAGGGAACGCAACGAACGGAATCTTGGCCTGATAATCCTCATCATCCTCGCGCCAGTTGCGGCGGATTTCGAGGATCTGACGGGAATCCTTCTCGATCGTCACACGGTAAGGAAGTGGAAGGCCGGTCTCGCGTCCTTTGTTATCCTTGTGCTCGAAGCCTTCGAGGTCGAGTTCGCAGTAGCACTCATAAACCGTGTAGGGCTGATCCTGAGGACGTTCTGACTTGGCTGAGAGACCTTGAACCCGCGCGATCTTGCGCTGCACTTCGTTAGGATCGGGAACCGGGTCCTGAAGGAGATCGACGTCCTTGTATACACCCAAGATCTGCATGCGCTTCATCGTCGAGCGCTTCATGGAGATCTGATGGGTAATTCGCTGCGCGCTTCTGAGATCGGTAATCGCGTCCGAAACAATCAGGTCTGCCGCATCGACGGTTTCAGAAACCGGCCGGCGCTTGATTGGATCGCGATAGATCTTCTTGAAGGCAAGGCCCGAGAAGCCCGTCCAAAAGAACATGCGCCGTGAATCTGGATAGTATTCCGTGGCCGTCGTCGTGAGGTAAAAGTTCAGGTCCTTCTCCAGCTTTTCCGCCAGCATGTCGGACTGAATATCGGAATCGCCGTAATCAACCACCTTGACCGGACCCGAGGCAGGCAGCATTTCGCCCTGAGCGTTGGCCTGAAACCGCAACACGGCTTCGAGCATCACCGGATCGCGAACGACCGACATTCCTTCGAGCGGTGCGGAACTTGCTCCTACACCAGACTTTGGATCCTCAAGCTTGATGCCCAGCATATCGATGCCACGGGCGCGAGCATTCAGCCATTCAGAGCGGGATTTATCGTCCGCTTCGATCCCATCCAGCAAATCCTCTGCGACACGACCGAGAACAAACGAGTCCAGAGCCATTGCAAGGTTTGCGTCATGGTCCGAGGTATCGACGTCAGGATCGACCGGAGGGTTGAAGTCCACAACGACGCCCCCATCATCGGTTGGGATCGTAATGGCTCCCATGTCATCCGGGACAGGCGGCAACGCGAGCGGATCGTCCATCTGGATATTGACGGCTACATCATCGGACGCAGCTTTCCTGCTCCTTCTCTTGCGGGAAGGATTGGACGAACCGGATTTTGCCATGGGTTAGTTGACCTCTGCGGCCGTTCTTGGCGCAAGAGACGCCTGGATGCCGTCTGTAAGCTGGATAATGTAGTGCGCGTGCTCGCGGACAGTTTCGCACCAGGCGTGAGTCGGGAGTGCGTGGTCGACCAGCATCCGTATCCCAGAGGCATTCATGCCAATGAGTGCGATCGATGTCCCAGACTCTTCGTCCATCAATTCACAGCCTCCGCCGGAGCAACGCCCTTAGCCTGAGTATCGCTCTGAGCCTTGGCCCGAGCTGCTTCGGCCATAGCGACCAACTCTTCCGATACCGCATAGAGCTTGGCGCATTCAGACCTCACCGCTTCGGCATTGAAGGGTTGCGGTTGAGGTTTTGAAACATAGTCGTGAATATCACGCGAGATGCGTTCCAAAAGCGCGAGGACGACCTCGACGTTGGAAACAGGCAGGGATTTTGCGTCAGACATTTATGGTTTTCCTTGGAGGGAGTGAAAACTCACGAAGGATACAAAGCCTGCGGCGGACCGCCTTTGTGGCGTCCGAGTTCGCGTTCGATCTGAGCGCGTTCTTCGCCGCGGATCAGCCACCCGGTGTCGCGCAAGTAACGAAGTGCCTGAGTGGTAGAATCAACGAGGTTGTCTTCCTCGTCACCGATACCGCGGAACTTCGCTGTTTCGTTGATGACGACGTTCACCCAATCACGCCACGCACCATCAGCGTAGCCAGGTGCAAAAACCATCCCGTCCGCGAATAAATGCTGAACCTGAATGGCTCGGGCGCGCTTGTCCTGGCGTTTCGGATCGATCAACTCTACTGATCGCGGAAACTCATCGTTCCTATGAAGTTTCGCCATTTCCTGCGCTAGCGTGTGACCTGACGCTTTGGCCTCGATCAGCAGCTTATCAACCCTGAATCTTTTGCACTCGTGAGCGACATTCTCTACGAGTCCCCATTGAGGGCGTGCGCGGCGGACGTACGCCGCATCCGTTTCCTCGGGCAGACGCTCGACCGTCTCGCCACGCATCTCAAGCCACTTCTGCCAGCCTGACAGAAGGATGACTTTGCTATGTCCTTTGTCCGTCTTCCAAACGCCCCATACTGTCAGCGCAGAGGGGTCGTTTTCTTGATCCTTTGTAAAGGCTCCATCAACTGAAGCGATGACGTAATGACAGGCCGGAATTTTCCCAGAGTCGGTCGGATAGTTGTTCCACCACTCCGGTTTGAAGATGCCGCCGCCTTTGGGTTGAGGCATCTGCTGCAACCGGCCCGACGCCATGTAGGGCCCGAGATTTACCTGTAGTCTCTTGACTTCTTTCGGTCCGAACCGTTCCGGCCACATCAGCTCGCCATCGCCGGATCTGGGATCCTCCCAAACCGTTGCGGGCTGTCCGCGTTGATCCCACTTTAGAACCGTCGCACAATGACGGCGTGGATCATGTTCCATTGGGATCATCAAGTGCGTCCACTCGTCGGCATCCTCGTCTTTGAGGATTGTCCCCGAGACGTCTTCCTCATGAAGACGCTGCATGATGACGACGATGGCCGATCGCTTGGGATCGTTGAGACGCGTGGAGCTGACTTCCTTCCACCAGCGGAGAACCGTTTCGCGCTCGGCTTCGGATTCTACTTCTTCCGTGTTGTGCGGGTCATCAATCAGAATGACCGAGCCGCCGACGCCAATAAGAAGTCCGCCGACCGACGAGGCAATACGAGTGCCACCCTTGTCGTTATCGAACTGGTTCTTGGCGTTCTGATCCGCCATGAGCGTGAACCGCTTACCCCATCGCTCCTGGTACCAAGGCGAATTTATGAGGCGGCGCGTTTCGTTTGAAATTTTTAGCGACAATGGCCCGCTGTAAGAGCCACAGAAGAACTGAACCTTGGGGCCGCTGAGATAAGCCTCTTGGCGCCTGGCCCAAACCCACGCCGGCCAGCAGATCGAAGCGACCTTGGTCTTTCCACACCGAGGCGGGAAGTTGATCAGAAGCCGCTTAATGTCGCCGCGGGTGACAGCTTCAAGATGCTCACACAGGGCCTCAATCGCCCAACTGTCTTGATAGTCCGAGGTATCAACGTAGGGCCACGCAGCCTTGACGAACTCAGTTAGGCTTTGTTCGAGGCGCAGTATCTCGGTTCTTCTTTCGACCTCCGCTCGGAGTCGTTGCTCCAACAAGGGAAGCCGCAAGGGATCGGACAGCATCCAGGTTCTCTAGGAGTTCTTCGTCTGACATGTCCTCAAGGGACGCTTCTCGAATTTCGAGTTGCTTCGGCACGATCGCCGCAATGATTTTCAGATATTCAGCAGGCTTCTCGGCTCTCACGGATGCGATAACCGCGACGCCGTTCTGTTCAAAGTCTTCGGACAAAGCGGAAAGGAAAGCTTCAGAGAGCTTGTTGCGGCTGCCTTTAGGTCTGCCGGCAGGATTTCCAGACTGCCCCGGCTGCCAAGGCGTTAGCTGCTTGGGTACTGTTTTTTCAGTTGTATCACCCATGACGCGCATGCACCCAAACTACGATCTTTGCCCAACCGTGACGAAGCCAATCCACGGCCGTTGGATGGCGTACATCGGCCGAGGCCTCCTGCCTGCGTTGGTGTGCGCGAAGCTCTAGGACGTACCGGAGATTTCCCGGTTTCAGATGGAGGAAATTGTCAGCCATAATGCTTCACCGGCTTTCCGCATGTGTTGCAGAAACCTATTTCCTGTTGAATTGGTTGAGGGATTTTATGTGTCTCGTCAGCACCATGCAGGCCGAGAAGCTGGTCTAGCTTTGCTTCAATACGCACCAAGATGGCATCTGTTGCCAATGCTTCGACGTCCAGGCGGACATTTTCGGGACGCCAGTCTTTCAGACCTCTCATGGGAGACCTCAGTGCGCTTCTGCGCCGTTCCCGTTCTTATGCTGGATGGTCGGCTTTACGTCCCGGCCTGCCGTTGAGTTGTTGTCGATCCGGATGTCTTTGTTGTTCCACGTCCAGCATTCCCCGGTCTCATGCTGGAAGCAGATCCAGTACAAATCGTGCTCGAACCCGTAATCGATGAGGAAATGACAGACCGCTTTCCCCTTCGGCGTGTAGAGCACTAACGGCGGATCGAGTTGAACAAGGCTCATGTGCCACCAAGGCTTGAAATCCAAACGGCCCAGGTTTCCCCAGGCCGCTGACGTATTCAGGACTGCGGGACTCAGGCGCTACTCGGCCATGCAGGAGCGATGTAGCGTCGGATCTCAAATTCCCCTGATCCATCACCTTCTGGGGATTCCAGAAGTCCGGTGAAGCCGAGAATTTGAGCGGTGTGGTCCTCAGTTTCCATCGTTTGCCATCCCTGTTTAAGAGTGGAGGTACGCAAAACAGCTTGCGGGCCGGGATGGATGGCCAATTCGATTATCCAGCACTCGTCGTTCCGCGACCTAAGTCCCGACTAAAAATCTCTAAGGATGTCCGGGTGTTGTGCGGTT